TATCTAAACCACTCTGACTCCAATCATCTGTATGCTTGTATGCTTTGAGGCCAGACACAAAATCTGTGACAGGTTTAGAATCAATTCGTGTTACTGTTGCACCTTCCGCCACACCTTGCTTTTCTAAATGATGTTTAACTTTTTGTAGATCTGTCTGATCTAAATCATCTAGGTGCTCGTGACCAGTTAGGCGTTTAGTAAGTTTAAGGAAACTGGGTTCGTTGTCCCATTTCACACCCTTACGGTCTGCTAATGTGTGTATGTTGTTAGGAGTTAATGATTCATCAATATCTAACCATGTGGCAGCAAATGATTTACATAAATCACGTATCTTACCATTCTCAGTTTCCATAAGATTGAAATCGCGTTCCTCGTGTTCTTCGTCACCTTGACTTGGATCTATATAACCGCAGTATACTTTACGCACAGGTGAATTGTTAATTAAATCAGTACAATTATTGCCACTACGACCATCTGCTGTTTCATCGCCAATTTCGTTACACGGACTACACGTTGTAATAACAATACTACCTTTTGGAATTTCACCATACTTTAATTTATATGCCTCCATGGCTGCACGTTCAGCATGAACACGTAGCCCGTCATCTGCAGGATAGTTTAATTTTGCAACTAATTGATTATCTGGATCTAACACTGCGGCAGCAACCATGCCGTAGCCTTTATTGGACTGTTGTCCTTTAATAACCATCTTACACAGCATAGTTAAAATCTTATCTAATTTTTCATAGTTATGTATTTCATAATCGCTAGTATCTTCTTTTATTAATGGTTTTTGACCTAGATACTCAGGATACCGTTTATTAAAATAACGCATGACTATGCCAGCAGTGGCATTTGCCTCGTTTTCCATGGGACTACCAGTCCTACCACTTTCGCCATCTAACTTGTGTTCAGCGTCTTGTTTAAAATGTACTAGCTCATGAGCCAGTGTGCGGAATATATCAAGTGGATGTCTATTTGTTATCTGTATATAAATTATTCCCGAGTCTTGATCAAATCCACCAAAACTAGGTTGAGCTCCTGGAACATCTTTTACAATTTTAATTGGTGGAAGTTTGTTGATACCTAATACATTCATTGCTAACGGTAAAAACTCCTCAAAGCCCTTCATAAGATCAGGTGGTGAAGATTCTTTTAAAATTTGAAGAACTTTCATAACGGTTTCTCACCTGTCATGTAAGGCAAACTGAACCATAATTTAAACCATTCTGGTGTTCCAGGTTTAATGTTATGTTTACGCATTAGTTCGCCCTTGCTATCTCCGGTAACTGATATGTTACTGCCTTGATTAACACGTAGTTCATGTAGTCTTGCATCACTACCTAGACCTGCTAGATGTTGTATGGCTTTTAATTCGTGTATAGGATCATCGGGTGCAAGATAGCAGTCGTCTAGACTGCTTTGATTTATATCTGCTGATGTAATCTTATACTGTTTCATGCTGTACGTTTCTTTGCAGCTTTGGCAGCTTCTTTTTCAGCTTTAGCTCTTTCTTTTTCAGCTTTAGCTCTTTCTTTTTCAGCCGCGTCGTGCATGTATGGTAACATATAATGTTTAACTAAATCAAAGAATGGTTGACCAGCTATTAGAGTATCAGCAGGAATACCAGCCGCTTTTGCAAACTCACTTGGGTTATCGTTTACAATAGCATTTCTTAAATGTGTTGCCTGACTTAGACGTTGTGATCTAGCCCATGTCACATCTTTGAAGTGATAAAAACCGTGTGGCCCTTCTTTACCATTTGATGATTGCAATGCTGGAACAAATATTTTCGCATCGGTTTCGTCAGTAACAACATGCAGAGTTACTGAGCCATGCTGTTTGTAAACCATTGATGCTAGTGTAAACCAGCTTTGCTCTGCAACTAAATGGTCTTCAAGTTCTGGCATTATAGTTTTCATAGCTTCAACTTTGATGTCATATGGCAACGGATCTTTGGGACCTTGTGTACTTTGATTTGTACCTACATACCAAATGGGAAAACCTGCAGCAACTTCCCATGCATGTTTATGCCCAAAGTGCGGGGGATTAAAACGGCCAAATATAATTGCGGCATCGTTATGTGCTGATTCGAACAGTTGTCTTAATCTCATTTCGGTGTCCAACTTGTAGGTACGAATTTTATATTACCAAATTTATGTTTTCCTGATTGGGCATATCGTACGTTACCCTCTCCATTTGTATCCCAGATATCCGGTTTAGGCTGTGTTTCTAAAGCACTGTGTTGTTGATCTTTTAAGTGTCTAATCTTTTTCATCAAGTGCCAGATTCCGTCTAGTGCGCCAAGATGCTGGCTACTCATAGCTTCAATATGCATACGTTTATTATTACTAATCTTATTTTTAGGATCAGCTAGCCAGTCAAAGAACCCCTGATTATTAATAGCATCGAATGCACCAGTTTTGCTCATAGTATTAGCAAATTTATAAAATATGCCTTCTTTATCAGTCGGCGGAATACTGCTTATAAATGCATCTATTACATTACCATTTTTAGTTACATAGTCTTTCAATGGTTTGATAACACTTGTATCATATTGAGGTGCGGTTGGATTGTAAATAGGACCTTGCACAATTAACTGTGGATTACTATTAAACTCGTTAAAGTCATCTTTAGGTTCCTGTTGATTATCAGGCATACCAAAACTTGTAAAATAACCGTGTCCAGTAACCATAACCTGTGCATTGGCAATACGCTTTCCTAGTTCACTATCACTTCTTACATGATAACAGGTATTGCTATTGGGATTAGGACAGAATGTATAAACTCCATCTTTGTCCAATGCAGGGCGTTTAAGGAATAGGCCATCTGCATAGACAAATCCTTCAAAGTCTTTGGGAGTAGCACGATCAAATATAGGGTATAGGCTAGCAAATTCTTGTGCAAAGCGCCTACGTTCAGCATCTTGTTCGGGTGTTCCGGGTTTACCACTCTTGTTAGCGATGAAATCAGCCACTTCTTCTGGACTAGTAGTCTTTGCACCACGTGACCATCCGTTGTGTCCAGCAAGTATCAATGGACCGCCGCTGCGTTCTCTACCCCAGTAAATCTGAGGATTGCCATCCCACTTCTTACGTATACTAGTCTCACCAGATTTTTCGGCAGCTACTTCTTCAAAATGTTGTAGTGCTTCTAATGTGCCTGCTGCACCGTAGAAAAATACAAAATGCTCCGGATGGTTGAAAGCCCTACCTAACTGTTTAGGTGCGTCCGCTTCTTTAAACAGTTGTCTTAATCTCATAGCTGCACTTTATCCAACAAATGACGGAACCATTCATTAGTTCCAACACGATAATTTTCTTTTTTGACTGGCACTTCTTTCCAGTTAGCATCTTCTTTGGCTCTTGCCAGCAGTACAGTTGCTTCATGTTGAGGCAATGCGGCAAGTATACTTTCTACGCTACCTAGATCTTTAGCACTACCACGTGGTCCAAACAAGTAGTTGGCTACATCATCTAAATTATCAGCAACTAGCTCGCCTTTTTTACCTTCTGGAGTACGACTAAACAATCCTTGCCATGCTGACCACATAAAGTTTTTTTGTTTGGCCAGTATTGCTATCATTAACTGTTTGTTAACACCTTTGTAAGGACTGTTATCAGGAATAGAATGTGTGTGAAACTTTGACACCTTCTCAGCATTAGCTGATACCATAATGTCCACTTGATGAAATTCATCATGAACTGGAACGTTGACGTGTACATTAATACCGCTTTGTGCTGTTTCTAAACCTTTACTACTAATATAATCGTTTAGTGCTTTACGTCCAGCCTTAGCATCCTTAGCTTTAAAAAAATCTAATACTGCTTGCTCGTCAACAATAACATCCATGTCGCCACTAGTGTGTCCATGTTTCGGAGTTGCCGCAGAGCCAACAGGAATAGCAGTAATACCTGTTCCTGCTAGTGCTCCGTTGATTGTTTTAAGTATCTTAGGAACATCTTTGTGATCAAATGATGTTGTGTTAGCGAATACATTACCGCCTTCGTTAAGTGTCATGATTAGTAAACTTTTTCTTTAATATATTTTACTTCTTCTTGGTGAAGTGTGTTGCAAATTTTTTCGCACAACTCTTCTTCTAAAAGATCGGGAAGTTCTCGAATGGGGAATTTTTTACTGTAGCATTCGTAAGCATGATTTACTAGCTTTTTAAATGCCTTTGGACCAAGTTTTCTACCAGATTCCATGTAGGTCTTACATTTTACCACATGCGGGTAGTAATGACGTCGATAAAAATCATCGTCATTCCGCATAAAAAATTCTAAATCATCTTTAAGATCAAAAGAAATTCCTTTTTCCTTCTTTTCGGATGGTGTTTGAATGTCTTCTAACAGCTCAATTATTTTCATAAGAAATATCCTGCATTTACAATATATTTATCGTAAATGCTATCTATAGATATTTCCTACTCGTGGGCTTTTACCACTTGATCAACACGGCTAATGCCCTCGCTCAAGAACATTCTTGCCATTACTAGGGCTTTTTCATTCTTAATATATAAGTGACTACCGCCCCAATGCCCGTCTTTTAACAGGGCTCGTTTACTACCGCCAGTGAGTTTAACAAGATCTTTTCCGTTTTCTGCCCATTCAACAAAGTTTTGATAGCTTTGTCTTGTACGTCCAAGTGTGATTTTATAACCCCATCCTTCTCGCTCCATTATCACAGTGTTTTTACTAATACCACTTGCAGGAGGTTTAGAGATATACTTTACTCTGTCAGAATCAATGTCACATAGTTTATCTATATCTCTTAGATTATTTGTATATACACTTATGAAGGGTGTTTCTACACGTATCTCGTAGTCTGTTATAGATCTTAATAGGGCACAAACTTTCTTAGAATACGTAAGATCTTCGGGAGTACGAATTCTTGTAGTTGTATTCTTTATGTTTATGTTTACATCCTTAAGTCTTTCTTCAACAAGATCAAAGTTCTTGCTACGAAACCATTGGGCGCCCGGAACTACGAGTACAGCTTTGTAGCTGTACTTGTCCATAAACAATCTTTTAGTTTCCTTGCACTTCATCACTGATCTTTTCTACAGTTAGTAAGGGGATTTTAATAGATTTGGGTTTGGCAACTAAAGTAAGCTGACTATCTTTAGCAGTAATAGTTAACGCACCACCTGCTCTTAATTCGCCAAACAACATTAATCGAGCCAACGGACGTTTAATTTCTTTGTCAATGACACGTTGAAGAGGTCTTGCACCCATCTTAGCATCAAATCCTTTTTCAATTAACCATTCAATTGCAGCATTGTCGATCTTAACACGGATGCTCTTTTCTTTAACTTGCTCTTTAAGTTCGTCGACAAATTTACCAACAATCTTAACCATTGTTTCTTTGTTAAGTTTATTGAATGTTATAATAGCATCAAGCCTATTACGAAACTCTGGTGTAAAGAATTTCTTAAGATCCTTGTCATCGTAGTCTTTTTCCTGTGCGCCAAAACCTATTTGATTCTTTTCGGCTTCTTGTGCGCCAAGATTTGTAGTAAGAATTAAAATAACATTACGGCAGTCTGCTCTCTTACCATTAGATCCTGTAACAAATCCATTATCCATCATTTGTAACAACACTGTACTCACATCTGGATGCGATTTTTCAATCTCATCAAACAGTAAGACACAATTAGGTGCTTCCTGTACCTGTGTAATTAATAAGCCAGAATTTTCTTCAAAGCCAACGTACCCCGGTGGACTTCCAATTAATTTACTGATACTATGCTTTTCTTGATATTCACTCATATCAAAACGCACAAGTTTAACTCCAAGATGTTTACTTAGTGCTTTGGCTGTTTCAGTTTTACCGCAGCCTGTTGGCCCCATGAATACGAAACTTCCGACGGGTTTATTTTCTGGTTTAAGTCCAGCCCTAGCAACAAGAATTTTATCAACGATTTCTGTAATTGCTTTTCCTTGTCCATACACTTCTCCTGATAATTGATCTTCAAGTTTAACCAAGCCTACATCTTCAGCTTCTCTAATTTGTTCTTCGGGCATTTGCAGTAGTTTAGCAATTTCAAACTGAATTTCGTATTCAGTAATTACTCTCTCGTCTGCAAGTTTAAGATTGAAACGACTACATGCTAAATCAATTAAATCAATAGCCTTGTCTGGTAGTTTTTTATCTGTTTGATATTTTACTGACAATTTAATTGCAGCCTGTAGTGCATCGTCTTTAATTTTAGTATTATGAAACTGTTCATAGTACTTCTTAATACCTTTAAGGATTTGTAGTGTAACTTCTACAGTAGGCTCATCAACTGTAATGCGTTGGAATCGACGCATCAATGCGCGATCCTTTTCAAAGTGCTTGCGATATTCTTCCCAAGTAGTTGATGCAATGACTTTAATGTTACCCTTGCTTAGTGCAGGCTTCATCATGTTAGATAAGTCATTTGCTGAATTGCTTGCTGATCCAGCACCACTAATCATGTGTGCTTCGTCAATAAACAATACAGTCTTACCTTTCTTGGCAAGTCCTTTAAGTACAAGTTTAAAACGTTCTTCAAAGTCGCCTCGGTATTTACTACCGGCTAGCATGGCACTAATGTCTAAATTGAATACTTGGTAATCTTTTAAGAAGTCAGGAACAGCACCTTTGACAATGTTGAAAGCAAGGCCTTCGGCAATGGCAGTTTTACCAACGCCTGGATCACCAACAAGGATAACGTTGTTTTTATTTCGACGACCTAATGCTAGACTAATATTTTCTAACTCGTCTATTCGACCTATAACTGGATCGACCTTGTTCTTTTTAACTGATTCGTTAAGATTAGTAGTGAACGCTTTTAGAGCTTTATCTGATTGATTATCTGGTACTTGTTCTTCTTCTTCATTACCTTCGATATTATTGCTGATATAATCTGCAAATTTATCTTTATCAATCTCAGCTTGCTGTATGTAATAATAACTCCAACTACGTTTTTCTGCCATCATAGCAATGAACACATCTGTTGGTTCAATTTTTTGACGACCATTAAACAATACCTGTGTAAATGCACGATTTAATACACGTTCAACTGTTTGAGTTTTACGTGGTTTGATATCGATTTTTTCACCTACAATCTCGTCACACTTATTTTTAAGGTAGTGCTCTAAATTCTTTTTAACATAATCTGGATCAGCACCATAACCTGTAATACAATTACTAAAACTTTCTTCACATAACATAGCAAACAATAAATGTTCAATTGTTAAGTATTCGTGTTGTAGTTGTTTGGCTACAGTAATGGCTTTTTCAAAAACCATTTGCAGATCATCACTGGGCTCTACCATCTAAATTCCTTTTAGTTATTGTTGCTAATTATACAGTCTTTATTGCAACTGTCAAGAGCCATTGATTTCATCATTGATTTTTTGCAATCGTTTGATGATATCTGGATCGGTAACTGGAACAGATTTAATTTTAATTACAGCAACTAATCTTCCTCGTTGTTTTGATCTAATGCTGGAAAACCCCAATCCGTTACTGGCATATTCTGTGCCATCACTAACACCTGCTCGAACATCGATGTTTAACTTTTGTCCGTTTATTGATGTAATAGTCTTTTTAGACCCAATCATAGCTTCGATTGGAGTAATGTTTATATTAGTAAACAGATCATTACCTTGTCTTGTATAGGCAGGATCCTCCATGACTAAAATAGTAACATTTAAATCTCCCCTTGGTAGCTGTGGATAGCTATTATCTCCCAATCCTTGATAACGTATAGTCTCGCCATGTTGAATACCAGCTGGGACATCAATTACCACAGTCTGACTCTGACCACTGGGCAAGGTGTAACTAGCTTCAAATTGTTTTCCAACAAATGAATCTAGTAAAGTAACTTGACATTGAATGTTTAGATCTCGGTTACGTTGCTGCCTACGACCAAATATATCACCAAACTGCTGACCAGCACCACCGGGACCACCGAAGTGAAATTGGAATGCATTATTAAACACATCGCTAAAGTTCCCACTATTCATATGAACTTGTGAGCCACCTGTATCATACTCCTGCCGTCGTTGCGTGTCGCTCAGAGTATCGTAGGCCACGGATATATCTTTAAATTTGTTTTGGTCGCCGCCTTTGTCAGGATGGTGTTTGTTAGCCAAACTTCTATAGGCCTTTTTAATTTCATCTTGTGAGGCGTTCTTCTTAACGCCCAGTGTTTCGTAATAATCCATAGTTTTCTTCCACCGTTAAAAAAGCAAGGTATAACAGTAATTATACTGTCACAGCCTTGCTATGTCAAGAGTCTGGTAGATTATTTCTTTTTAGCTGGTTCTGGAACCTTATCGCCTTCTACCTTTTTGTGTACTTTGATTTTTTTGCAAACTTGGACAGGCTTACCATCTTTGCCGTTTACAACTTTTCCAGCTTTGTCTAGTTTGTCTTTGCAGATTTCCTTCATTTCGCCACCGGCAAAGGCAGTAGAAGCTAGGGTCAATGCTAATAATGCTAATAATTTTTTCATTTTGTTTCCTTTATAGTATTGGTTGCGGTTCATCTGGAACGATTTTTTTACCGCTTGCTGTTGTCTGTATTGATGCTGCTCCTCCAAATCCTCCACCGAAGCTAGGTGAACTTGCTGGCGCAAAACTTTGAGTCGGCACACTAAAGCCGCTAGGTGTAGGAGAACCAAATCCGCCTGCACTTGGGGGAGGTGCAAAACTTGTTGGCGCTGGTGCTGGATTTTGTGCAGCCCCTGCTAATTTTTCCTGTGTACGGCCAAAGGCCGCAATACCTAAAACAGCGCCCATGGCCACATGGAACAAACCCGCCCCCTGTAAGGTCAACGGTTGCCATTGTGTAAGTGGTATATGAGTTACTGTTTGTAGCACACTCCATAGAATTGGAAATATACCCATGTCTAATGTACAAATGCCCATGTACATCCAACCCATAGCTGGACGCCATTTCTTCTGCATCCAATCTTCGTCTTTCTTTTCTGTTTTAACTTCTTCAGTCATATCGGCTCCTTTATTTTACGTTTTCAAATATCTGCTTTTGTTTTTGATACCATTCTATCCATGCGTCTGTTTTTACAGCACATTCGTAATAAGTTGTGTAATTTACAGAAACAGTCTTGCTAATATCGCTTAATTTAGCATCTTCTTGTAGTTTTTGCAGTTGAGGACAGGCTGTTAATGCTATATTACCTGGTGCTTCGGGAAATTTCATAGTTACAGGTACTACTGTGCTACATCCTGTTGCTAAGAATGCAAGTATAATACAAATTGTTAATACAAATAATTTAAGCAAATTCATTTTGGTACCTCTGCTGAATCGTTGTGTGCTTTAATAAACTCTTTAGGAATCTCGCAAATTCCACCAGGGGCAAATTTTGTATCGTATTTTACAATTTCTCTGTCAACATATTTTACAATATCGTTTCCGCGAACTTTTACAATCTGTGTTTTTGTAACAACTTTGGTTACAATCTTAACATTTTCTTCTTTTGATTGTGTTTCTGCTACTGCAACTTTTTCTTCAAGTTCTTTAACTCGTGTCTGCCATTTAGCTTCGTTAACAATGCCGCCTTCCATCCATATTCCAAACAACAAGGCAATAACGCTGCCCACTTGAATAGGCAGTCTATATGTGCTGATAAAAGGAATAAATTTTAAAACCCATGCTGCAATCACCCCTAGCACACCTGCAATGGTGATAAGATGATAAACCCAATCAGGTAATAATGAAAGAATCCACATTATTTGCCACATTGTTTAAACACCAAATACGTGTAATGCGTGTTCGTAGTGCTTGATACGATCTTCAAGACCAATGTATCCACCGTTAATCTTCTTGGTCATTTTCTTGATGTCGCCTGCATCTGCTTCAACATTAAGATTATTTGCTTCCCAGAACCAAGCCGCACTTTGTACACAACCTTCAAATGTTGTTAGATGTTCACTGGCTTCTTCTACAGAAATTTGTAGACTTTCTGCGTAACGCTCATAATTGCTTTTTCCAGTTAACTGAATAAGTCCACGACCGCAGTAGCGGAATCCTTCGCCTGACTCTTCTGGACCATTACCCATGCGTCCGCCATAGATGCGGTTTGCAATACGTGCTGGTTGTTTTTCATACTGTCTAGCAAGATCATCTGTTGGAAAGTACTTAGAAAATAATTTTCTTAGAGTCTCTGCTTTGTAGTTTAAGTTTTCTTTGATTGCTCTGAAGCCGCCACTTTCGTGGGCGCATTGAGCAACAAAGGCAGCAACTCGTTCTGGAGTATTGATATCATAGTCTGGTAGTATTTGGCATAGTGCTTCATACCACTGATCTAGATATGGATTTCTACCTATAATTTCTTCTAACTTGTTTTCTGTAAAATCAAATGTAAATGACATATTATATCCTTTCTAATGCTACTGCGTATCCTTGATTCTCAAAAATAAATGAATCACCAATTTTTGTTATGTTATAATTTCCAAGATACTTCGTAAGGTAGAGACACTCACTTATATCACTGGAATTAATTCTTATGGGCCCCTGCATACGTTGATATACTTCTTCTCGACGACCAAAATCTATAACCCTCATTGATAAAGGCTCAGCATAAGTCTTTTTAAATCTAATTGAGTCTTCAGTTAACGATGTAATACCGTCTACAAAACTTTTATTAAAAAAATTAGTAAAATTATTCATAACGTTTTCTTGTATGGTCATTTCGTATGAATTTGCATCTGCTGGAATTGTATCTTCTAAAGTTGTTTGATCTGCTAAAAGACTTTTAAAACTTTTATAATATCTAAACCTTAGATCATCGTGGCCAGTTAATTTTTTAACGCCGTCAAGCAATTCACAAACTTGTTCCCCAATGTGTTTATTTCTTTGAATTTCTACAAACACCTTGTAAGTACCGTCGTCTAATTCGCCCGGAGTAACATCTGCATCAAGTACAAAACTGTAACCCATTTCACAAAATGCAACAAGATCATCCGCTGGTTCTTTTTGATCTACAGTAAAACTTAGTACAACAACATCCTTGTCTGCCCCCATCTTTGAAGCATACGAGTCTACTTCAAATATTGGTTTAACTAAGTCTACGAGATCTTTTGCTCTTAATGACATATATGATCCTTATACTGCTGGTGCGCCAGCCATTGGAGCAGGTGTTTGTGGTACACCACCTGCTGCCGGCATTGCCGGAATTGCAGCAGCAGCATCAGCTGCCGGCACACCGCCTTTAGCCTTGGGATTATTTCCATATTTTTCTTCACGCATCTTATCCATATACCCCTTGTAAACATCAAATGCTAATTTTTTAGGCATGACAATCTCTACAATCCAGATAGGCTTATGATCGAGATGCCCTTTTTTTGTGCCCGGACGAATGTCACTTTCTTTTCTAATTTTACGAACTTCAATAAGGTGGCTCTTTTGAAACTTAACTTTGCAGCCCAGTTCAGTTAATCTTTTAGCTGCCATAGGATCGGGCATTTTATCTCGAGGCCACATAAAAGCTGTAGTAACCCAGTGACGATCTACTTTAGGACCGTAGGCAACTTCGCCGTCTAGCCAGTTTTCATAAACGTATAGGTTGCTTTCGTCAAGCACCCGTTCAAAATCTTTAAGAATAGCCAAGGTGCTATTGCTTTCGTAAATAGTTTGTATGTTTTTTATAACGTCTAAAATGTCATGCATTTTTGTCTCGCAGTTTTATCATGTATTTAGCCCGATCCTTTTGATATGTTATCAGTTTAATTTTTACTCAATTTGTTAAATAAAAATGTAGGACCACTGTGGTAATCGGGGCGGTCGCTACAGTCGTTCTACATTCCCCAATGTAGGAGACATTTAACAATGACAAAAAGAGTGAAAAAACGCTTTACATCAGAAGTAAACGTGATTGATTTTAACACTTATATGCCTCAAAAGAAGCATAGGGTGATTCTTACACCTCGAAATAGAAACCAGCAAGAGTATCTGCTAAAACTCCAAGATGAACAAAAAAGCATAGTGTTTGCTATCGGGCCTGCGGGCACGGGTAAAACCATGCTGGCTGTACAAGTTGGAATTAAACTATTTCAAGAGGGACAAGTAGACAAAATCATTGTTACAAGACCCGCCGTAAGTGTAGATGAAGATTTAGGATTTTTACCAGGGACGCTAAATGAAAAGATGGCTCCGTGGACAAGACCTATTTTTGATGTTCTAGGAGAGTACTATCAAACTAAAGACATCGCAAAAATGTTAGAAGAAGGAGTGATAGAAATAAGTCCCTTAGCGTACATGCGTGGACGTACATTTAAAAACGCATACATTATTGCAGACGAAATGCAAAATGCCACAGTAAATCAAATGAAAATGCTACTGACTAGACTTGGGGAGGGCTCTAAGATGGTAGTAACAGGAGATTTGGCACAAGCTGATAGACTAAACGATAACGGTTTAGTTAATTTCTGCAACTTAATTACAAAAAAATCATTGACGTACTTAGATATAGTACAGTTTGACTATAAAGACATCGAACGCCATAATGCCGTAAAGGAGGTGTTAACGGTTTATGGAGACAAATAGGATGTGAAAAGGGCCTACGGGCCCTTTTCTATTTGCGTAACTTTGACACCTGAGCGTTCAAGAAACGTGACACCACTAGTATCCCTATAACTGTTCCTATATAGAACACTGCTAATACCACTTTGGTAGATAAGTTTGGCACAGTCCAAACATGGAGCATGGGTAATAAACATAGTAGCACCCATACCAGATTCGTTAGATTTAGCCAACTTAGCAATACAATTCGTTTCTGCATGAAGCACCTCCGGTCGTGTTATTAATTCTGTAATCTTTGTTTGCGGATTTTTGTATTCAAACTCACAGTTGTTATCCCATCCACTAGGCATGCCGTTGTAGCCAATACTAATGATGCGATCATCCTTGACTACAATAGCGCCAACATGAAGTCTACGTGCTGAACTTAATTCAGCAAAGCGTTCAGCCACATCCATGTAGGCACTTACAAACTTTTCTTTCATAGATGTGCTAGTCTAATCAACGTTGCCGCCAAGTTGATCTCTGGATCAATGACCAAGGTATGATCTACCAACCCCTGCTTGATCCATAGGACTGCGGCCTCTTGTTTAGAGTCATCCCCAAAGATAGCCACATTGTCATACAACCAACGATAGATATCTTCAATCTCTTCTGGCCGAGCTTGAGCACATACTAGTTTACGTGCTTCTGTAATCTTGCCTTTTTTAAATAGCTCGACCATTTCAATCTTATAGTCAGCATCCCCAGTGTCACCTTTCTCTGGAGTATGTAATTTACCATCCATTGAATTCATCTGTACTGTGTTAATACACTTGCGTAGGTCTGGATAGGTTGCTTTGACAAACGTATCTAGCGTATCAAGATCGAACTCTACAGATTCCTCCATAAGAATAGTAGCCACGCGAGCAGTAAATTCAGCAAGATCAACCCGTTCGATATGGAATCCTTGGCAACGACTGTGTAGTGCAGGAATAATGCGGTTAGGATAATTGCAAGTAAGAATAAATCTAGCAGTCGTATGATACTCTTCCATAACCCCACGTAAGGCGGCTTGTGCGTTAGGACTCAAATAATCTGCCTCATCTAGTAGTACTACCTTGAAATCACCAAAGGGAATCATCTGAACAAAGTTTACAATCTTATCACGAACATCTTCAACTGAGTTTGTACGTGACGCATTAATTTCTAGTACATCTAAATCATTAATGTTTAATTCATTAAGTAGTATTCTTGCTAGAGTAGTTTTACCAATGCCGGCATTACCGCTGAATAGTAAATGCGGAATAGTTTTTTGTTCAATCCAGCTCTGCACTTGTTCTTTTTGATGATTATCTCTAAACACATACCCGTCAATCGTTTTAGGTCTATATGCTTCAGTCCATAGTTTTTTCATTTTTGTTCCTTATGGGGCACTGGCTCTCCCATAACAGGTTCCCTGTCTTTAAGTTTTTGTAGTTCTTCTTCTGTGGCAAATCTTGAATGTGAGGTCGGCCAACTTTCTGGTGTAAAAAGTTTAATAGGTTTCCAGTATTTGTGAAATAAGTTATTCAAAAATACTATAACAATTCCGGTAATAGCAAATCCTGCACCGGTTAAAATTGTACCTGCTAAAAACGTTGCTGCCTGATCTACGTCCATTATTTAAACTCCTTAATTATGTTTTTTGCTATTTTCATCGCCATTGCTTTTTTTGATACAATCCCACTATGAACAAGATCTCTTGCATGATCAACTTTTATTAAATGCTCACAGTCAAATAGTGTTGCTGTTGCTGGAAACGGTGTTGCTTCGTAGTATACTGTTTTATCTTTCCAAATCTGATGACTAGTCATTTGACAAAATGATGCGTAGGTCGCAGGATTTATGTCATCAAAGGCCCATTCAATCATATAATTATCTTTATCTAAATCCCATGATCCGTGATGTGTTAGACCGTGTGTGTCATATGATATTACTCTGCTGTACTCTGTCCATAGATGTACTACTGCTTTTGGTGTAGGGTATAAATTGTTCAGTAACAACGAGTTATGTAATGAAAACATAATTGATGACCCGGATACTCCTAAATTAATTACAGGAAGTTTAATTAAATCGGATAAAAAACTTGCAACTGTGTGAGACTCATCTACTCCTGTACCAAACACTTCTGAGCAACCAAATATAACAACTGAATTTGCCCAATCAATTGAGTCGAATTCTTTAGTTCTATAACCATCAGAGTTTACTCTGTAGTTTACTTTGTTTGTTTTATAGTGCCAGTTTGCAGGTTGTATTTTTAAATTCTTTAAAAATAAATCTTCGGTATCAGGCGTAGCATATTCTGAAGTCAGACCTTGAGAATCTAGCATTTTATGTGCAGGTAACAGTCTACCAGTTTTAGTAATATAGCTCATACTATTATTATACACAAAAAAATAGGGCTCGTCAAGAGCCCCGATGTTCAAAATGAAGTTAAAATTGAGGCCCAGCAAACATCTCTGGTTTAAATGTATGTTCTTTTTGTGAACTAGACATGCTGCCTTGATAAAAATCAGTTGGTTTTTCGTCAGCGGACATCATGATGGATTTTATTTCAACTCTGCGTATAACAATTTCGTTACCGGTTTGGTCTTCAATGGTAATCCCCCTGGTCCAACGCCCGTGTTCTACTAGTATCCATTCACCAACTTTAACATCAGTTTGGTTTGGTCCAACTGCCCAAACTTTTGCCCAACGCGGTTTGATACCTTCACTTTTGCCATCATCACTGCGGATAATAATACCTGTTGCTGTTTTGATTTCGTCAAAATGCATGTCACTGACTAGGACATTATCATTAATCGGGATTATTTTACCTTTAACAACATTCATCTTATTCCTTAGATCTTTGTGATTTTTTTCTAATTACTACTTCGTCTGGTGCAGCGTCTGCGTGGCCTTGATAAAATTCTTCAAATACATCTTCTCGTTTACGAATAATTTTACCGCCTGGGCCGAGTTCGTCACCCCTAGCGTTAACTCTAGCATTGCCAACTGCTACAGTCATCTCGTGTTGCATACTTAACTTGTGCATGTCGATTTCTCGACCCTGCATTGTTTTATATACAGATCTTTGTTGTTCTTTCATTGCCATAATTTTCTCCTTACGATATATTACTTATCTTAAAAATTCATGCCAGTCTAGATTATATCTAATACTATCGATTTTATGAACACCAATAATAAAGAGAACATAGCTGGCTACACTTGATCCCCTGCCCACCCCCCAAACGATATTATTGGCTCTACAGGTATCTACGAAGTAGATAAGCCAACGTAGTAGATCTAGCATATTTCGATGGCTATATGCTTGTAATTCTTCAAAAACTCTAGTTTGTTGTTCAATAGAGTTGCATCGACTAATACAATGCGCTTCAATATCTATTGTTTTATATTCCTCGGGCATGAACCAATCTGACTGTAAGATTTTATCAAAATCTTCTATATCTAGGTTATAAAAATTAGCTGAGGGTTTTTTAAATGTAATACCGGATTCAAGTTCTAGTTTTTGAATTTCTTTTGAGTCTTCTACAAATAGCTGATCTAAATTTTGAAATTGTCCTTGATACAACAATTCAAAAATATCTTCTTCTGTAAAAACGGGATTACTATATTTGTCAGGGTTCATCCTGCTATTTTAACTTACTTTAATCAAGTCGTCAAGAGATTTATTACGTTTTTGATAGTCTTTTTGCCAAGCAACTGCACGACGATGATGTAGTTCAGCTTTATACATATCTAGAAACATGCCAATCTGTCTCTGTATTGACGGATTTTGACTCATAAAATATTTTTTAGATAAATCTTGGATACGAGACTCAATTTCTACATCTTTCAATTCATTAAAATCTTCAGTCAACGGATGCATCATAGTTCAAATTCTCCTACATAATTGATATAGACTGTGACACCACCGTCATAAGTCCACGCCTCAATTACTTTAGATTTAATTACAGCACTAGTAAATTCTATAGTAGCATCATTGATTAATGCGCCTACAAGAGCATTATTAAATGTAACAACATTGGTAGTAGAATCAATAGCTTCAATGGTTGTCCCAGCTGAAATTATACCAGGCTGTGCAGTTACATTAAACCCAATTTCTAGATCTGAAACATTGTCTACTACTATTTGCGGTGATCCTGATGAATATGTTCCTACAACAGTTTTACTAACATCGTATATTAATGTTAATCCGTTAGTAAGACCTTTAGCAAACTTTATTAATCCAGAATTTTCTGTTTCTAAAGTTACTGTTTTAGTTGATGTTGAATCACCGATCATATGAACCCTAACAGATGCATATCGATCAGTATCTGGCCAATCTCTAAATGTTATAGTTAAGTTTTCGCTATTAACGTATAGGAACTGTAGAGATCCAACTAACAAATTAATATCTGCATCGCCAGCTGGACTTCCTTCACTAGCAGAATAAACTAATCCGTACACTTCAACAGTGGTTGCGTTAGTGATTAAATTACTTTGAAAATTATTATCATCATCAAGCCTTGCACCGTTAACCTGCAAATTTGTAATGTCGGCAGCAGCAGATTCTAGTCCTTCTTTTATGTAAAGAAAGTTATCCCTAAATCCTTGGCTGTTGTTATCCTGTCCAGCAACTGGAAATTCTGGATCAATATTATCTGTGTTAATTGAGCTGGTCACGTTATAGTATTCCTGTCATTTTTAAATACTAGGTATTTATCCCCGTCGTTGTCAGCTACTGAATCTATTATGTATCTATCTACAGTATAATCTAATTTGTTAAAACTAAATCCTGTAGTTTTAATATAGTTTTTAATATTAACTAAAATATCAGTTGATTTATCAGGAAGACAGAAACAGATTGGAATAGCTAAAATAAATCCGAGTTCTTGTTTACTTTCTGGTTGTATTGATCTCATCCATAATGGCAAATAATTACGTTCTGTCGATAAGCCTACTCCGTCGTCGTCTGTCCAATTTTTAATTCGATCCTGCCAATTAGAAATGCTAGATGGAAATATAGCTCTAGTATTTGGATTACTTACTTGAATATTTGTTTGATCTATGCTGATAGACGGAATAGGTCTGCGCCCATTAAAAAAATTATCTTCTTCCAGCGTATCTAGATTAAGACTCCAGAAATCATTTGTGGCATCAATAGTTATTTTATTTTGATCTTTACTTTTATCTATTAGTTTGTTATTCAGTCGTAACCCATTAGGTTCTAATGGATCAGACATTTCTATATATATTACTTCGTAAAGGACAGTATTTGTACCAGGTTTTTTTGCTACAGCTTTTTTAACTTCACCAAACTTAAACTGTTTCTTTTTATGATTTAGACCAATGGCACTGACATACACTGCTGCCTCTCTAGTTTCAATACCGGCGTAGGCCAACATTTTTAATTGTGTTTGTATACCAAATTCTGGATCATTGGGTCTATAGATACTACCGGCCGTGAACACTATATTATTTGTTATAAATGATTTAAACACTGTTCGTTGTGCAAGGGGCATAAATGGCCTTACTGTTAAGTTACTATAAAGTTTATTATTTGGAGTTGTGATTGTAACATGAAACTCTTTTGTAATTGCACTGTAATTATATTGATCTTTTGCTTTAATTGTAAATGTGTACGATCTATCTACAGTTGTGGTATCTTGATCAAATGTAGTATAGATAAACTCAAATCCAACCTCGTCATAAAATCTAGTTAGACCAAGTTTGTCAACAGTTGAATATTGATTTACTTTTCCAATTATCTCTCCATCTGTGGAAAGTGTTAATCCTGGAGGAAGTATTCCGCTTTCTATGCTGTAAACTAAAATTGCGCCGACGACACTAGTACTGGCTTCTACTTTTAAGTTAGAAGTGTAGTTAGCAGCAAGATCACCTAGATTGCTATCAGTTAGCCAATAAATGGTGCTATCAATTTCACCAATTAAATCTATAGTAAATGTTCTACTTGAGTATGACGTTTCTAGTGTATTTGAATAACGTGTTGCTAGAACATTAAAGACATATTGTTTAGTAACAGCAGGCTGATAAGGTACAACACCAAATAACTCACCATTTGATATATCAAATGATAAACCAGGCGGCACCCTAGACTGTATCCAATGTTCAGAGTCGAGGTCTGGCGTATCTACAGATAAAGAGTTATTTTTAATACAGATGTAAGTTTTGTCGTTAAACAATACTTTGTCATCTATTTGATAGGACAAGTCGGCATCATAAAAATTAGTTGCCTCGATACCATAACTTACTAGACCAGTATCTATAGTTGAGTAAATATCTAACATTAATGTTAGATAGTTATTGGCTCTGTATTGTCCTATATAGGCATCAGTCTTCCAAATTGGGTTTCTTAAGAATGTACCATCAGCTTTAAATATTCCTGCACTCGCCGGAAGTAGTACGTTATCGGCTCTAAAATAATCATCGGCTACAACAAATATTTTAAATTTTCTTTGTCTTACAGTATCTCCATCGCTTAATGAGACTATGAATTCATAATTTCTATTAACTCTAGTAGGTGTATTTGTAGGTATATTATAATCGTAGGTTACAATATCATACACATAGCTGTCATAACCGTCACTTGGTCTGCTGCCAAAGTCATAGACTACAGCATCATAAGGTCCACTATCGTAGGATCCGTCGCCGTCGCTTTTCTTAATAATAGTTGCGGGCTCAACTAATCCGGTTATTCTTCCGTCACCATCAAGGGTTAGGCCAGGAGGAAGATCTCCGTCGTCATTGGCAATAAAGAAATGTAGACGTTGCCCAGCAGCAGTATCAAAATCTACAGAATCAAGTCGAAAATCTACAAAAGAAGAATCTAAAACATAGTAGGCATTGTTTGGACCAAGTGGTAGATCTCCGGCAGCAGTTTGGAAACTAGGTAGGTCTGCACCTTCAATGGTTAAATTAAGAGTCCTATCAGCAATACCGTCTATACTTGTTGCTCTAATACAAAATGTAAATGTAGTAGGTCTCGGAACTTCAAATGGTGTCCCTACAATCTTTGCACCCGATAATCGCATGCCTGGAGGTAATGATCCAGAAATTAACTCATAGGTAACACCATCTGGCGGAATAAAGATAGGTTTGTCTGCGGCCGCAAATTCGTAGGCATATTCTGATTCAGAAAACTCTGTACCAAGATCAATATTAGAATATCGTGGATTACCGAACGTTCCTAAATCGACTATCAGTCGACTACCGATGAACGTTTCCACGCCAGCGTCCGGAGACACTGGCAGATTTAATTCTAAAGGAATGCGTTCTTGAAATGTGCCAAACGAATAGCCAGAACGCTCCTGCCATATCTCTAAGGCCATCTGAAATCCTTACATTAAATTACCACAATAGGTTCCAAGCACCATTTCCGTACATCTTAGCGCAGTTTGCTCCAGTGTCATAGTACATCATGCCGTTAGTTGGCGTGCCGCCTATTGCAGCGGCAGCGGCTGCTTCGTCAGCATAAGTTGCTACCGTAGCCATGCCGCCAAATGTGGTCATTTGGTATCTGTCCACTGTTAGACCGTTGGTTAATGTACCACTATTGTTTGCAGTTTGTAACGTTAATTGGCCAGGCAGGGCAGTGCTTGTTACGGTACCACTTACTGCTGATACAATACGACTGCTCAGTAAATTATCAATGCCCGGAGTCCCGGTATTATAGCCGTAAAAGGCCAATGCTCCAAGTTCGTCACCTGTTAGTATTGTGGTAGGTGTGGCAACACCACCGCCTTCTTCAACAGTACCTCTAACTCTTGAAAACGCTATCTCTTGTCCCCGTACACCGTCAAAGATCCCACCAATTTTAAATGCACTGTTTGATAATGAATAAAGTGAACTTACTGCAACATCTGCACTTTTCATTGATAGAATAGTAAATATACCAGTGAAGTCAGCGCCGTTAAAGTCTGCAACACTTGGACCCACTGTCACAGAACCATTATTTTCTAATTTTAATAGACGACGTTTTTTACCGTCTGATGTTGTATTGCTAAATGCCATGGTAGTAGGAATAATACCGTCAACCTCAAACACTACAGCACCGGCCACGGAATGATTTACACTTAATGTTAACTGTGTTAGGCTATCAACTGATGCAATGTATGGTGAAACTCCGTCCCAACTAGTACCAAATGTTCCCACACCGCTTTGCTTAGTTATATATTGACCTGCTACTAACCCTGTAGTATCTCCTACAGTAAGCGTGACGATTGCAGTTCCTGTGGCTAATGTAGCTTCTAAGTCTGCTACACCGTTGGTAATAGCCCCGGTTATATAAGTTTCTATAGCAGAACTGTTAACAAATTTTACATCATCATGGGCCAGAGAATAAATTTTTCCAAGATTATCATAAATTTGAAGAACCGCAGGGGCGCTTCGAGTGCCCCTCGCTCTCTGCATGGCAATAGATGGCGTTTCTCCGCCACTATGGTATTGACTCATTATTAACGGAGGGGGAAAATTTGAATCATTTTGTAACACTGCATAGACCCCGAACAATCCGCCTTCATTGATTAAAAGATCACCTGTGCTAGGGTCTACTGTAAATTTAGCACTTCCACTTAGAGTATTCGTGTTGGTATAGTATGGAATTTGATTAATAATTCCAGTACTGACAGTGCCGGACCCTACAGTACCTGCTTCCCATTTAGTAGTACCTGAATTCCAAACCAATGCTTGTCCATTACTCGGAGCTACTGCATCAACATCTAATAGATCGTCAAGATTTTCTACACTGCTACTGGCAGTAGAGTTGATAGTGACAGTATCAGTAGTATTGTTGGTTGTAATAGTAATATTTGTACCAGCTACCAGTGTTAGTGTGTCAGTGGCGCTATCGGCTACAACATTGCTTTGCCCTGCTACTGTAATAGTTTTGAAGGAATCACTACTTGTACCACCACCGGTTAGGTCAATAACACCAGTAGTCGGATTGTATGTGCCACCCGCACCTGTTACACTAATAGCGTTTCTTGCTTGAGTGTTTGTAAAATACTTATTAGTAGTACCTTCATCAACATCATCAGTTGTTAAAGTTACTACACCGTTATTTCCGTTAACACTAACCACAGCAGACGAAACAAGAGTACCGCCAGCAGTTTCCCCATCACCTACAAACAGTTGCTTTTGATCTGTTGTGTAAATTAACTCACCTTCTGCAGGTAATATACCATCACGATCTGCTTCAAGTCCTCGTCTTAATTTTAAAGCCATTGTATTCTCCTAATTAAAATGTTCCGGCATCATTATTCCCTGATAGTGGGAATGCAAATGACCCAAAATCATACCCTCCTGGGAGGGGATTATTAAACGTTCCAAAATCTTCCTGAATAACAGTTGGGCTACTGCTCCCAATGAATGTACCAAAATCGTAGCCAACACCATACGGGCTAACAAACGATCCAAGATCAAGAGTACCTTGTGTGGGTACAGCTAACCCTCCAAAATCAACATCCTGGCCGCTGACTAACAACATTAACAAGTATAGATTTCTAATGTCTATACCCCACACTGTTGATTGAACATCACCAGCTTCAATCATCCCAGTTGTTGTAACGCTACCTTCTATGTCAATAGTTCCAGTTCCCAGTATGCTATTTCCATTTAGATCTAAATCATCTTGTAAAATATTAAAAGCACTGCCGACAACTGAAACAGTTAATGCACCATCTACTAATACTAATCCAACATTATTGCCTGCTGCTATGCTATTAAACTGAATTGTATTAGTTTCTGCATTGACACCACTAAAGATACCAAAGCCGGAACCTATATTTTCACCGTCTAGAATAGCAGGCGCTAGTGCATTAAAGTTATTATTAACTTTTTGGAATGCTGATCTGAGATCGTCGCCGGTCCCATCATTAGCATACGTTCCAGGAAAAATAGTTTCTAATGCCATAATGATTGTTTTTTTATCATGTATTTAGTTGATTTTGGATTTTGCTAATCCTAGCAGGGTAAACATTCTAATATAAAGCCATCCTATGTCAAATTCCCACCATTTTATGCTAAGTTTAGGGCTAGCAGGATTAAGGTGATGGTTATTGTGCAGTTCTTCTCCGCCTACGATAATAGCCCAAGGTACTAGATTACGGCTGGTGTCCCTAGTTTCTCCATTGCGATATCCCCACCAATGTGCTAGGCCGTTGATTACACCCGCAGCCCAGAATGGAATCCATAGCATTTGAACTCCCCACATTAAAAACCCGGTAGGACCAAATAATAAAAGATCTATGATCAACATTAGGAGAATTCCTAACCAGGGGTAGGGAGTATAAACTCGTTGTTCTAGCCAATCGCTGGGTGTACCTACACCGTACGAGTTGACCATTTTTTCATCTTTTGCTGCCTGTGCATATAAAAATGCACCTTTAAACAGTACAGTTAGTATTCCGTGGATCTGCGGGCTATGAGGATCTTCGGGTTTTTCTGTAAATGCGTGATGTTTGCGATGTATTGCAACCCATGCTTTAGTGGTCATGCCTGTGGTCAGCCACAACCAGAATCGCATAGCATGTGCTAACGCAGGATGGAATTCTACACCTCTATGTGCTTGGCAGCGATGTAGATATAGTGTGACTGACACTATAGTCAAGTGTGTGGCTATGAGTGTGAATAAGATTTCTGTCATATTATGTTGGGAAGTCCATGCTTTGAGTCACACCTGTATTTGTGATGGTGTGAGCACTGGCACTGGTATCCACCAATGGAGTATCTGATCCCAACATCAGTTTTGTGTCTGCTTCAACACCATAAGTCACTGTGGGGTTAAAGTCGGCCAAATACTTGGCAGTGCTACTGACTCGTATCATGGCCAGTTTACCGTAGAAGTATTGAATGTTCTCGGCACCGCGTCGCCCAATCCTTACTTCTGATGCAGCGTCGGTCAATGCCGGACCAGCATTGAATGTTGTTTGATTTACACCGTTGTAGTATAGAGTAATGTTGCCGCCGCCATCTGCTACAAATGCCACGTGAGTCCATACTCCCGGAGTAGGCTCAGGGGTTAGAGACTCGCTACCATTCCACAGTAAATGTCCGTTAGCATAGCCTACATCAATCTTACCTGAGGCTGCGCCTTGTGACATCACAGTTCGTATGCCGCCGGTGCTGGCATTGGTCTGCTTGCTCCAGAACTCAATGGTATATACGGTGCCCAGGCTCCAATCAAAGCCTATATCGCTAACCAACACAAACTGATTTCCAGTGTTCGGAAAGTTCAAGCTGAATGGTGCCACCGGATCAAGGCTTGTGTCATTGATAGTAACAGGATCACTGGTTGCTAAAATTGTGCCTGTGATGCTGTCTGAACGCAGAGTCACGTTGAATGTTTCTGCTCCTTCTGTAGTATCATCCGCAGTGGGTGTCACTGAGAATGATCCACTACTAACTGTGACACTAACTGTGCCATTTATTGCGCCAAAGTCGCCGGGGCCGGCGCCGAGGGCACCCACAGTCCAATAGTAAGTTCCGTTCACAATATGAGTTCCGCCCACTGTAAATGTTAGGCTCGCACCTTCGTTGACTGAGTTGGCCTCTGGTGTCAGCGTATAAGTAGGTGGAGGAGTATAACTGCCACTGCTGGCAACAGCTCCTATTATTGTTTGAACAATGCTCATTGCGGATCCTTAATCGTTGTTGTAAATGTCAGCGCCAGCAACCATCCAAATGTCGCCGTGGTCTTCAGCATCATCTGAACGTGTGCCTTCTTTGATCTTGATCAGTGTAATCATCTGTCCCGATCCGTTGTCTGGGAATCTAATATCAGGAGTTTTGTCATCACCACCTGAGAACCACATTCGACCTTGAAGGTCATCGCTTGATTCATTTGACACGTAAGCATCGCTACCGCTGATATTGACCAAGGTCACTGCGTAGCCCACTGGTAGTGAGACCCGTTGCCAGTTGGGAATAGTCACATCATAGTTGCTGGTTTCAATGAGTATATGTCTGCCTGAGTCTTCTGGTCGTAGCGTATAACCGCCAGCACTGATTTTTACCTGCGGCACAATGGCTGTGCTGAATGTCTGACGACTGCCATCAGCGAACTCAACAGCCCCACCCGCATTACTCAGTATGGTCTCAGGATAGAATGTGAATTCTTCGCTTGGATAGTCAGTGTAGTAATGTTTAATGTTGGACACAGCAGTGATACTGCCAGTGTGCTCAGTGGCAGTGAATACTGTTGCGGTTCTACCATTCAAACGCCAAACTTTGATTCGGTCATCGTTGGGTTCCACATACTTCCAAATGCCGTGTTCTCCCAGCCCCGTGCCGTCCAATGGCAGAGTCACTATGAACCCATTGTGATAGTCATCATCTACCGCATCAGTGTGGCCCACCAAAGTAAACTGATCACCATGTATGCTCAGGGCCTTGTTGCCATACTCTTCATAGTTCAACCGAGTGTCGCTTTCGTAAACACCCCACCAACGCTTCCAAACAACTTCACCATCAGTGTCCAACTTCACAATCACTATGGCAGTGTCGCCAAAGAACTCGGACTCATCGTAGGCGTCCCACGCAATCACAATCTCATCTGTAGCAGGATCAACTGCTACACTGATGTTGCTGGATGGACTGGCCCAACCATCATCGCTGTCTACGCCAATAAACTGTTGCCATATGATATTTAGGCTGCTGTCCAACTTGGTGACCAAGACTTCGTCACTTTCATCTCTCCCTTCGTTATACTGTTGGTGAACCACAACGATTGAATCATTGGCCATCAGTGCCACTGCTCCACGGGAGGCACTGGTGTCACCCATATCATCGTTGACAAACTTGCTGGCTGTGATTACACCTGCGCTGGAAAACTTCACCACCAAGGCTTGATTATAGGCTACTTCATAGTGTCCTTGACCCACAGCATATAGACTTGTGCCAGCGGTGTTCCACGCCACACCAGTGAAACGGTCACCACTTGCGCCACCGATGGCCTTGGTAAAGTCCGGAGTCCAAACAAATGCTTCTCCACCCAAGTTCTGCTTGATCTCAAATGTGGCTCCACCTGCGGCATAGTTCACTGTGGCGTTGGTGTTTATCAGTAGATGTGTTGAGGGATGAGCACCACTGGCATGGGTGATAGATACCAGAATGCCGGAATTCACTGTGACAACTGTGAAAACTATGTTGTTGGCGGGTGATGTTCCCCCGGACAACAGCAGTCCACTGATGGTGATGGTGTCGCCTACTTCATAATCAGATCCCCCAAACTCAAAGCTGTGACTTTCATACGCCCCAGTTGTGGGGTCAAATTCCACTGTGATAGTAGCACCGCTGCCGGCCACGCTGTTGGTAGTGGTTGCCAATCCTGTGTATAGGTTTATATTTTGAACTCGAATCTGATCAGTGATACCAGTGCCAGTGATCCACCAGTCTTGATAATTACTGCCACCTGGAATACTTTCACCTGGGAAGTGTTCAGCATCAATGTCTGATTTAGCAACCCATAGTTTATCTACACCACTGCCCACTAACGGAGTAATGGCGCCGTATTCCTCATATTCGTTGAACTTTTCACCAACCACAGCAATCTTACCAGTTGCGCTGACTGCCGCATCATAGGCATAGACATCACCCTCATCTTGTAGTGTGCGTGTGCTGACCACTGTGCCTGATCCTGAGTCAATGGTCACGATCACAGTTTCTGACCAGTTGCTGTCAAGACTCCAAGCGGCAGGATCACCTAACTGTGTTGTTGTTGTGATGATAACCTCAATGTTGCCAGTGACTGGATTGTAGGTCATTGAACGCACTTCACACTCTGCGTTGTCATCAGGGTCTTGAACAGTGGTATATGTATTGGTAACTCCCACCGCTCCCACACCGCTCGCAATGGTAACTGTGGCCACTTCGCCAACATAGTTAGTGGCATTGCCTAAAGTTGCCACTTCTAATGTCAGTGTATTACTGGGATCGCCTCCGAGACTGTCACCGTCAATAAGGATCCTATCACCTACTTTATAGCCTTCACCACCTGTGGTCACTGTGGGCGTAGCGTAGACACCTGATGTGACCACCACTGTGAACTGGGCACCATCGCCACTGCGTAGTTCTCTTTGCCACACTGCTGAACCTTCTGGTGTGAACTTGTAAATGTAAGCACGGTTGAAAGACCAATCATTACTGCCCACAGCATAGGCAAAACCGTCTGCGTCGTGGCACACAGTTTCAAACCAAATGTCATCTTGATCGTTATTAAACACGCCATACATTGTGGCCGAACCCAACTGCTGTTGTTGTAGGCGAATGTCAGCATCCACTGGTGCTGTGAATGTGCCGTCCTTGCCAAATGTCCAAGTGTTGACCTTGCTGGCTGTGCGTCTTACGCTGATGCCCACTGCCTGTGTGACAATGCCGGCTGAGCCTTCTTCGGTCATGGCAATGTCAGTTTGTAGTGCCACTGGACCCGTGACTGCCACTAACGTGTTGGTCAATCTACCTGGAATACGACTGGTTGACAATGTCCAACCTTCTGCTGACCACTGTGTGGCCGCAGTGTCAAACTGTGCTAAGAAGCCTTGAGTAAAATAATCATAGTCAGTGCCAGGTGTTCCGTCCACTAGATCTGGGCCACTTGCTCCCAGTCTAACAGCACCACCAATAAGTATCTTGTTGCCATGCACTGACATATTGTCGGCCACACTGTCATTAAAAGGACTATCATTGAGTGAACCGGGAATTTCTTGTGAGTTGGGATTGTCAAAATAACTCTGCCAGATCACAGCACCTGTGGTTTTATTGTATCGAGCCAGAGCCAATGTGGCATTCCAATAGCCTAAACTTGGGTCTGCGCCACCTGCTGGGTTCAGTTGATAAGTGCTGGCCAACAGGTATAAGTCGCCATCGTCACCTACCGCTGTGCTGACACCCACCCAATCACACGATCCCGGGCCAACTCTACGATCCCAGGATATCGCACCCAGAGTGGTCATTTTGAATAAGAAAACAGCATTGCTTTTCTTGGTAATACCGCCACCGCCGCTGAAACTATCTGATACTGCGTTGTCAACATAGTAGGTGCCAGTAACATAACTGTTGCCCACGCTGTCAACACTGACATTAAAAGCACCGCCCATGGGTGTTTGGCTGTCCAGTGCCACGGTCTTTTGCCAACCCAATCCGCCTGCTGAAGTGAGCTTGGCCACTAATATTTGACTGTTTGTATCTGTTTCACCGTTGACTGTGATCTCAACTTGTGCATAGCCCGCCGCAATGATGTCGTTGTTGAAATCCACTGCCACTGAATAAATGTTGGAATAGCCGCTGTCAACAGTCAAAGACTTTTGCCAAGTGATGGTGGTAGCAGTGGGATTCAGTTTGGCCACAAATGCTGTGTCGTTACCATTGAAATCAAAGTAACCACCAATGATGATGTTGTTGGCACTGTCAACTGCCATGGCTCGGATATTGAACGAGTCGTTCAATGCTAATTCTTCGCTGAATATCACAGCACCAGTGCTACCGTTGAGTTTGACAATGATCTTGGCTTGTGAGCTATCTGGATCCACCGCCAGCAGGATGTTGTCACTGCTGTCAATCACAGCATTGCTTTCTGGATAGAAGCTATCGTCAACGGCACCTATGCTTTTCTTCCACACCAACACTCCTGCTGATGTGAACTTGGCAACCACTATGCCATAACCACCATCATTACCGTTAAGAGCAATTCGACCAACAACAATGGCATTGCCCTCACTGTCGTAGTTGGTGCTGTAAACTGTGACACCCTGGAAACTGGGATCCTGCTCACTGTCTTCTCTACGCAGTCGCACTAACCAACGATCTGTATCGCCAGTTTGTACTTCAATACTGCTGGTGGATGTGAGTGATCCATTACCACCCAACACTGTAGTGCCTGAGCTGTCAACAATGTCACCACCTTCTGGTAATGTTAAACTACCATCTGTGCCAAATGTCCATGTTTCGGTGCCAACTGTGATATTAACAGTTTCAGGTAGTGTGTTAATTGTGCCAGTAGGCACAGGTAGTCCACCTGTGCTATCACTCCAAGTAATTAGGTCATCAGCTGATGAGTATTTTGTATCACCACCTTGAATAATAAACCAAATCCCAGGACTGATTTCTTCAATAGTTACACCATCACTACCTGTATAAAGTGTGAGGCTAGTTTTGGTGTAGGTTTGATTTACCACGGCTAGGTTAGCACCAACAAGAGTAAGTGTTTCGACAGCGGGCGTTTCATCAATAACACCACCTTGAGGTAGTGTCAACGCACCACTGGTATCAAATGTCCAATGATTGGTATTTGTGTTAGTACCAATGACAACGTCACCACCGTTTTTCTCAATCTTAACATACTGGTCATCATCACCTAGATATAGATCAACTGTGGTAGGATCTCCCGCGGTGATGTGTATATGATCGTCGTCGTTGAATGTTGGATATATTTTCACCGCCATATCTGGATTGGCGTATGAAGGAGCACTTGGTGTTAATAAAATACTGTGGCTGCTGTTGACTTCCGTTTCACTAATAGTGCCACCTTGTGGCAATGTCAGTGTGCCATCTGTGCCAAATCGCCAAGTATGACTGCCGCCCGATGTACCAAATGAAACTGTGTCACCACCACTGAATCCAGCGGTAATATCTTGAGCAACATGAATTTTCCACCAATTACCAGGTTCTTCAACAACGTCTGTGATTGTAGCAGTTATGGGTGTTCCCCATGAGGTGGTCACTGTGTCACCTACGCTGACAGAAGCTCCCAAGTTGGGATAATCTTCGTGATCAATAAACAACCGCCAAACGCCACCTGGTGGCACAAGTTCATCTACCGTACCAACTTCAATATTCTGTGGCCCAAAGTTTCTATTGTCTGTGCCAATCTCCACACCATATGTGGCGGGATTGAGTTCATATCCAGGTAATTTAACATAGTTGTTGTCGTCACCTAGGAACAGGTCACTAGCGGGCGGATTACTGTTACTACCGTCAAAGGCAATGTGGAAGTGTCCCGCTACACCTGGCACTTCCATGTTGGTACCCATGGCCAATGATCCTCTATCAGTAACCAGCGTCATTCCATTGCTATTTGTGATAGTGTCTTCGTCGAATGAGAAGTTTCCAGTGTCAGCGCCACCACCAACATTCTCAACTTCACCTGCTCGCATTTTAGGACGGAAAGGAATCTGTGTCCAGTTGGCCGTGTTAAACGACACAAACGGAGTAGGTGTTGTGGTAGCCCACATGTTGGCTGCTTCAACACGGTTTTTGTCAGCAGCCAAAAACACGCCCGCTGTGTCAACTGTGATCTCTTCAATATTGCCATCGTCTAGTTCATCAACACTGTAAGTGGCTGCAACATAATCAGCACTTGGAGAGTCGCCGTCATCGACAAGATATAGGTATTCAGCATTGTCAATCACAGTAACAGCAGTTTCGTCACTGCCGCCACCAACACCACCAACACCACCAACGCCCGTATTAGTAAATGTTATTGTATATGGTAAAACTAAGTCAGGTGTAAATGTTTGAGTTGGAGTAAAACTTACTCCATTACCGATAACTCCAGTAACAGTCAGTATTTCAATACCAAAGTCTCCGCCCGGCAAATTTATAAAGGTAGATCCTGTTCGGATTCCTGTAACAGATGCCACAGTAAAACCAGAGCTTGGAGTTGTGCCATAGTTTGTCGCAGTAGTAATCGTTGTAGTAATTGTTGTACTAAACGTGTCATTCTCATCAACTTCTTCTACGACATAGTTGGTTACTTGTGTAATGCCAGGAATAACAATACTGTCAGTACCTGCTTGTATATTGATGCCGCCCAGTGTTAGGTCGGAGCCTTGTATTGCGAATGGTTTGATTGTCATTTCTCTTTATTCCTTAATCTGATGTTGTAATTTCTGTTGCGAATGTTCTAACGTATACTGAGTTGGCACTGGGCGTGGCGCACAGTACTTCTACTCTGCTGGTCAGTGCGTTCCACTGTGCGGTAAATGTTGCCAATGGCGCTGTACTGGTATGTACAACAGCATACACTGTTGCGGCTACGTCATCGGTTCTAAAACTTTTGGCTATGATCATTTCACATGCTTGTGTGTCCCATCCCTCTGGCGCACCTTCGTTACCTTCGACCTGTATCAATAATCTTATAGTGTGTTGACCTTGACCTGACGCTGTGTAAACCACAGTACTGGCGTTGCCTGGACATGAAACTGTGCCAGTGTCTCGTTGTAGGGCTCCGTTACTAAAACGAATATCTGCTTGCTTGAATGGGGCAGTTGTTCCGGCTACATTTAAATCAATAAATTGTAAATCAAGACCGTAATCAAATCCTGATCCAGGAGTTGAGTTTTTCATACTGACACCATATGCTGAACCAGCGGTAGTCAATCCACCGTCACCGTCTAAGTAAGCAACAACAGCCGCATTTGCTGTAGTTGTTTGGTCTCCTACGACACCAAGTAAACCAGTGTTAATAAATTCGCTTGCATTGGTACCAGTAACTAAGTATTGACCGGTTACACCGGCTACATAATTACGTGTTTTAGTTAGATTGCTACCTGTAACACGACCACGTATTGCTTGTGCGCTTGCTGGAGCATTTACGTCATTGCTACCAAATGCTGAGTCAATTGCTAATATACTACGTACTCCGACCGTTGCACCACCGCCAACCGTATTAGCAGTACCGGTTACATTCGCACGACCATTTGGAATATTAATGTCTCCGGCCGCTGGTAGAGTTAAGATACCATCATTGCCAAATGTCCATGTGTTTGCAAAATTGTTGGTGCTAATATAAGCATTGGCATGATCGACCCACATCCAAGTCTTTTCAGCATCATTGGTGCTAGGACCAATGGTAATACCTGTATAGTTTAATTCACCAGTGCCAGCGACACCTCTAATAGTGCTACCATTGATAATACTACCGTCTGGTAGTTTAACAACACCGTTAGTGTCTAATTCTAGTCTATAATTCTGTGTTGGTTGCGTTTGGGTTGTGCTGTAAAGTTTATTAGTAACAATCTTATTAGCGGTTGTTAGACTAAACCCTTCACCGAACGCAGAGATGTTAATTTCCGCGTCATCCCAATAGCTAAGAGCATTCCATAATGTACTACCGTTACCTATTTTAATCTTACTACTGGTTAAGTCTATACCTATTTCACCCTGCGCCAGCGCTGGATTTGTACTGGTCCAGTTTGCCGCTGTGTCGCGTCTTAGTTGTATTCTACGTGCCATGTTATGCTCCGCCCCCGTTTATGGTTAAGTCGTCGTCGAAAAACGTGGAGGAAGCACCTCCATCGATATCTTGTTCTACTGTAATATTTAACGTATTATTGGTATCATTATATTCTACACTCACACCAGCATGTACTCCGTTTACTAACATTTCTGCCGCATAGTCTTGTGCCAGCTCTGTTAAACTAACTACCCCAGTGAGTAAATATAGTTCGTCGAAGTTATCGTTAATTTTACCAAATGCTGTACGTAACGGATCACCGTCGCCTTTGTTGGGACTGCTACCAATGTTTATTTGTTTTTGTGTCATTATAATCTTCCTATTGCTACTTCAATTATGCCCGTACCTGGAGTAGTTTTTGCTTCCATGGCCTTACCTATGATAGTACCTATTGTGGGACTAGCAGCCCTACAAGCATACCCTGGAGTTGTACTAGTGGTCAACATCTCACCTCTATTAACTGGACCTATTACCTTAACTGGCACACGACCCACTAGAGCCATTAACACTGCTCCTTGATTTTTTATCTTACCATTCATTGTAAGTTGTGCCTTGGTTGAAACTACGCCTGCTACTGTGGCATCAGCTTCTATATCGGTAGTAGTAACTTCTGCGGAACCACCAAATACCAGCACCGTTCCTGGCTCGTACTCAGCATCGGTTAGATAGTATTCAGCTAAGTCAGCGCCAAATGTTGATTCCCATTGACTACCAATAGTTAATGTCCAAGTACCTTGGACTGAACCAGTCGTTGCAGCATCCCCGGTGTTTAGTGTTCTAGTCAGTAGTGTACCATTGTTGCTGGCAAGATCAATGCTACTAGTGCCACCAACTTGCCAAGTACCGATAAGATTAGCAGCAGTAGCGCCATTGCCAGCTGCGTCTGCTCTTAAATCAGTAGTGACCATAATGCCGCCGCTGTTATCAATGGTAACAGGCACAGTTAACACACTGGCTGAGGTAGTTCCGCTGATGCTCATAAAATCCCAACCGCCAGGTGTTGTCACGGTTAGTACATCACCAACAACTGCAATAATTTCATCACCGGCGATGTATAGTCCTTTGACATCTATTGCACCACTTGCTGAAGTTTTTACAAGACTGCTATTAGCACCGCTTGTACTTGCTTCGAGTTTGGTAAAACTACTTGCAGCTTCGCTGGCACCAAGTGTGAATGAATACACATATTCAGTGCTAGTAGTTGCAGATTGGGTAGTTGCTAGATCAAAGTATGATCTCTTAAGGATTGCTTCTGGAGTAACTTCAGACATTGAAGCAGCACTAGCAGTTAAGTTACCCAGCATACGGTTGGCTGTAACGTCTTGGATGTTAGCGTAAGAAATACCACCTGATTTGAAACTTAAAAATCCATTGGTTACACTAAAGTTGTTACTGCTAAAACTTGCAATACCACCTAATGCCTTCACGGCACCTGATCCCAACACAGCCGGTGTTACAGCAGCAACGTCAATGGTGTATGATACAGTAGTCACTGTTGGCGCATTAGGTGCACCTAACACAGTAACAGTGCCGTTGTATGCAGTTGTACTAAATCCGCTGACTACGATTCTTGCACCGGCAGCAAACGGAGCAACAGTTTGTGTTGCAAATGTTAAAGTAGCAACAGTTCCAACTCTAACAGCACCAGTCACTGCAATACTTGCAGCAGTAGTGACCACAGCGTTATCTAATGATAATTTAGTTTGGTCAATGGCTGCATTTGCATTAACGTCGGCATTAACAATCACTCCACTTTGAATTGTAGAAGTTAAAGTTTTAGTTACGTAGTCATAGGTAACATTAACATCACCTGTGGGTTGTGGTACATTTCTCCATCTTTGTTGTTTGATTGTTCCACCGTCACCTATACCTGAAACAGATGCAGCAAATGTTACTGTGGTAGTATCACAAGTTATAACAACCCAAGTATTATTCCAGGCTGTTGTACCAGTTACTCCAGAAATTGTTATAGATGATTCAACAGCAAACGGAGCACTTACTTGAACAACACTAAATGTTGCTGTGCCAATTATACCTGTTCCGGTGATGCTGCTTGTGACAGCAAGACTAACACTGTTATCATTATCGTAAACTGGAATATCCCCAGAGGCCAGCGAACTAAACTTAACATCCCTCATTTGGTTAAATGTTTCAAAAGATCCAACACGACCGTCAACATAGGCTACGTTGGCTGCGTCAGTTCCTGAGCTTACTCTAAAAACACTGTTGGCCACGTTTTGAACACTGTTACCGCCAAGGTTCATACTGCCGCTCATGGCCAGTACACCATTTAAGGCCATGTAACCTGGACCTCTACGATTAACACTTGATACAAAGCCGCCAGCATGTGTTAGACCTAGTCTACGATCAATGTATCCTCTAATGGCACTTTGAACAGGCACAGTGTCGGCGGCATTATTGGTAAAGGTGTTATCGGTTGAGAATTCACTGACTGTGACACCACGTTTAAATCCTAGACCGTCTAAGTTACTCAGAGCAATAGCAGCTGAGAATGTAACTGTACCAGTACCTTGGTCAACTGTAAAGAATCGACCTACACGGAAGATACCGTCTTGATCAGTGCTTACGTGGAATACACGACCAACACCATCTTCCTTAACTTCACCTACAATACCAGTTTTGGATATAGTTGGATTACCAAAGATTTGATTTGGATAGTTAGTGGTATTGTAACCGCCAGTACCTATATCTAAGAAGTCATGTCCTGTGGCACGAGTAGTTGAAATTTTAACTGTAACTTGACCACCAATATTCTTAGGATAACCAATACGCATGGTGTAACTAGTGTCAGCGGACAACGGTTTATCGATACCAGTATGTGGTCTACGCATTACTGAAGATCCTGATATTATCTTAGTTGTACCACCGCCATATATTCCAGGATCACTTGGATAGTTAAATGTTATGGTGTTGATGGTGGCAGTAGTGGCGTTGACTAATCCGTTATAGTCAACATTACTGTTACCATAGATTGTGTAATACACACTAGTACCCACAGTTGGTATAGTGTTGGCATTGACATTATCAAGCACCGCTGGAGTTAGTAGTTGGCTAATGCTTACGGTGTAGGTGCCAGTGCTACCAGTAATACCAGATAGCTGATTAACAATAGTAGTGTCTGCGGTAACGCCTGCACCACCGATAGTTTGTCCCGGCGCTAGTACACCACTAGATACGGCTGAGACTGTCATAATAGTACCAGCAAGGCCAGCACCGTCATCAATTGTAGCAGTTATCACTGCTTGATATGGAATGTTAAACACTACATTTTCAGTAGTACCTAAGCCTGCAGACTTACTGGCAAAACTGGTAATAGTAATGCTTCGTGGATCAATCCAAGTACCTGGATCATCTACATAGGCCACGGTCACTGTATTAACAGTAGAATCTGACTGTTGGCTGAGTATGCCTTGGACGCTGGCTGCACCAGTAACAGTGCTGGCAGCAGTTAATGTAGTAGCATTACAAGTAAGAATAGTGTATGACTTATTATATGCTGAGTTCACTACACCACTTAGTGTGACAATAGAGTCAACCGCAAAAGGTGCAGACGATTGTGGTGCATAGGTAATTGTAACCGTTGTGCCGTCGCCTGAAACACTGACAGTGGACAACGAAACACCGGCTGTTACGTTATGACTACCATTATACCCAGTTGATGCATTTCCCGATATCTTAAAGTATGTGTCGACTTCAATAGGCCAATCTTGGCTCGGAATATTATATTTTACGTAGTAAGGTCCGGCACCTGTTTTAAGAGCAATACTGGTAATTGCAAACCCTTCATCATAATTTCCTGCTGTTTCTTTTACAGGAGTTGGATCTATATTAATATATGCCGGACGGCCAGAACCGTATAAGATTGCACTAATTGGTAAACTTAATATTCCTGTTGCTGTACCTGGGAAACTAATCGAAGTTGTAGTGCAGTCTGTGACCACAAACGTTCCATTATACGCAGTGGGCCTTGCATAGGCAACTTCAATTACGTCGCCCACAATAAACGGAGCCACCGCTTGTTCAGCAAAAGTCAATGTACATATACTTCCAGTACCACTAGCACCAGTTAGGGTAATAACAGTTCCAGTAGTAATAGTATAACCTGTTACTCGGTGAACCCTTCCGCCTAGTGTGGTTATGTAAATTCCCTTTGACAGCTGATCGGCTATAGTTTGATCTGTAATAGGACTAATAGCAATTTTTGTATCACCAATACTAGATCCTAGAGTTTTTGGACCGCAACTGATAGTTATAGCAGGACTTACCAGCTGACTAATGCTTACGGTATAAGTTCCAACATCTCCGCTAGTGCCAGATATTTGTGCAAGTACTATTGATCCAGCTGCCACAGTGTTAATGTTATCACATTCAAATTCCCCTGATGAACCTGTAGTTTCTACATTACTGAGAGTTACATTTCCACCTGTAGTAGTAACTACAATTGAAGTAGCAGCAATGATAGTGCCAGGTGTAGTTGTAATAAAGTCAGTGTTATCTAACGCATGTTGATATGTGTCTGATAACACAAATGTAGTTGAGCCATTAGTACTGGCGACATAATATGTTGATGGATTAGTATAGCCTACAATACTTCCAGTGCCCGACAACAGCCCGCTAAATGTAACAGCGTCACCGATAGAAATAACTGGTCCTGAAATTATTTGACCAATTCTTATAATGCCACTAGTTCTGGCTGAGACTGTCATAGTAGTACCAGCACTGCCAGCACCGTCATCAATGGTGGCTGTGATCACAGCTTCATAAGTATCATTGGGATCACTCTCAACTGTGTTAGCGGAGTCAGTATATACTTTAATGTAGTTAAATGACGTATCAGTAGTTAGTACTGCTGTGCCATCAACTAATTGATTGCCTGTACTATCTGTTAGACCATAGGATATAACTCGATAGATTTCAGACAACTTTTCGTTGAATTGTAATGCAGTACTTGGTCGAGTTGGGTTTACATTGGCAATACCTGTAAATTTAATATACTGTAATGCCCTCACGGACACGGTCTGCTCATGGAATAAAGTATAAGCCAATCCAGCAGTTGAGGTGTTATCATTACCGCTAGTACTGAAATTCAACGATAAAACTTTTTGGCCAGTTAGCAGTGTACTAGTCACATAACCACTGGTAGGAACAGTTGTAGCCACACCTGAACTAAATTGCACATAGGTGGTGCCACAGTCTGTTACTAGATAGGAGTTATTCCATGCTTCGGTACTTACTCCAGAAATATAAATGGTATCACCGATATTGTATGGAGCACTCGCCTGTAGGGCAAATGTTGCTCTAGCAACGTTGGGCGAATAGTTTGCTATGGTTAATAGTGCAAAACCAGTTACCCCCACAGTTCCCGGATCTGTTTGATATTCTAGTGTTATGCTTGTAGTAGTGCTGGCAGTGCATAAAATATTACTGTTGTACTCTTCGTTACTGTTACCACTAATTTTATAGAACACACCAATGCCAGGAGCACGTACATAACTAGCAGTACCACCTGTTGTAGCCGTAGTACCTGTACCCGTTGCCACAAAAGTATCACCAACGCCATCTCCTGGTGCTGCTCCTACAGTAGTAAAGACTGTTGTACCCACGCTAACAATAGTGTAAGTGACTCCTATTACAAAGCTACCAGCGGCAGCTATTTGAGTTTGTAAAGGCACGGTGTATGTCACATAATAAGGACCAGTTCCAGTTTTAACCGGAACTCCATATACGGGTTGATTAAATGTTGGATCAGTAGTATAGCCAGATTCAGATACTGTTTTAACTTCGTATCGAGTTATAGTTCCACCAGAACTAGTATGATCAATTTCTAGCTCACTGACATTTTGGGGAGCATATTCATAATTTGAAACATATACTTCAAGATCTCCAGACTCCATGCTGTTAACAGTTAATCTTTTCTTGTAGATTTTCATGACTTGTACAAGATTCTGTGCAGTTACAACTTGGTCGGGTAATTCTGTTACGTCATATCCGCTGGCCCGTAGACCGTATACACCGTGAGCATTGGACCCGGCAACCGAACGAATCTGTCCGCCGTTAAATGACCAATAGTGAGTATAGCAGTAGTATGTAAATGTTGAAACTTGTTCTGTTAATCCGGCGTTGCCTGCAACAATAGCGTAGCCAAGATCGTTAATCATGGCAAAGTCGTTGGCCAGCATACTTCGGTTACCACCCATTTCAATATTAATTGGATTATAACCAGTACCGTTTATGCTGCCATGTATTGTTATACCAGCTGTTGGAATTTCTGTTGTACAACTAAATTGACCGCCAACACCTGTAACTGCCACGCTGTTTATAGTGTCAAATGTTCCTGCAATATTTAGACTAAAGGTTAAGCCAGTGACCGTAGTTCCTGAAGTAGTTAGAGCCGCTCCACTATTAGAAGCTGACAGTGTAAATGTTGAAGAACCATTAGTTGCAATGATATAGTAGGTACCTGCACTAATTCCTGTAGCGTCACCAAGTAACGTCCCAACTACACGTATTGCCTGTCCAACTGCAAATTTTACCAGTGTTGTTTGTGTAGGAGAACTTGAGTCAACTACAAAATAACTGTTATACTCGATTGGGCTATAGCCAGTTAATTGTACACTACTTCCTTTGACGTAAGGAGACCCTACCTGTACAGGATAAGTTAACGTAATTAGAGTGCCACCACCGCCATTACCAGTTTCTGTGGTTGTAACAGGAGTACTGACCAAGTACGGAGTATTTTTATCTAGTTCTACCTGAAGCGTATATGTGGTACTGTTGTAGTCTAATATATTGTTTACTTGATAACGTATGCCTCTCCAGAAGAACGAACATGGAGTTTTTGGAGCACGTACATCTAAACCTGAATTTTTATATCCTGTTATAGTGACATTTAGATAACCGTCTAGCAGTGATCCCGATGCAACCTGCAGATCATCTAGTGCAGTAATTTGACCTTTTAGTCTTCCTGCAAAACCGTCGACAAATTGACCACCTGCCCATCGTTGTTTATTAATTGATCCAGAAAAACTTGAGCAAACTTGACCGTACGGTGATTTACTTAGAATTTGTCCTTCTGGATCAAGCACCATCATAAATCCGCCATGCCCCTGGCCTGATAAATTATTAACGCGAGTTGCATTGTTACATAAGAATACGTCGATATCTCTATTATTCTTAGGAGTACTTGTAATATCAAATGGATCTGTTAAGTAGTGGCGTCCGTAATTCTTAGGACCGTATACGCTCCAACTGCCGCTGATAATTTCTCCAGCGGCAGCAAATGGATATATCACTGTACAATTCATATAGTTGTTGGCTACACTGTCAATCTGAGCTTTACCAACGCCCGATTTAAATACTCGACCGACCCATTCACCGGGTACTACGCCGGAAGTTAATGTAATAGTGATGGTACCAAGAACATCTGATATAGTTGCCGATACTGAAGTAGCATAGTCAGTGTCTTCATCTAAGTAACCAATTTGCATACCATCCATGACTGCATCGCGATAGAAGAAAATACGTGCCCATACACTTTGACTCACTCGATCTCTAGGACGAATAATTGTACGGCGGAAATCGTTACCTTTAATTGATACGTTTTCCGCCAGTCTAATTGGGTAGTCTTCGTAGTAAATACCACTCTCAACAAAGATAGTTATTTGTAAATCTTTTACACTCTCGGCAAACTCTAATTCTTCACCGCCATCAGCTTCAATGAAATCAATTGGTAGATTTAGTCTTGCTATAATAGTGTCAGTTTCATTAACACCAGTTTCACTTCCGGGAGTATAACTGATAACAGTTGCGTTGGCAAATGAGCTTGCACCCAATAATAGTTTGCCTGCAATAAGTTCATTGTTCAACGGATAACCTTGGTCAACGAATCCATTGCCTCCGTTGTCAAATTTAATTTCAACAAGACCAGAACCTAGATTTGGTGAACTAGCAGAACTAGCACCTAGACCATATTGGATAATGTCTGTGACAATAGTCCAATTAGACGATATAGTAGCTATAGCAGTCTCCGAAGGAGCAAGTGCTACGTTGAAATATTGATTAACAGCATCTTGGTATATTTCTATGTTTTCTTGATTTAAAACAGCCAAGGCCACAGTTTTTGCATAGTTGATAGCATCCAGTGTTTCTTCATACTGTGTACCAATAGCAACAGCCTTGGCACTGGCATTTCTATAGTAACTCTTACCAGCATTAATACTTTGATAGTTGCTGTCAAATAATATATCAAATGCCGCAGCCTGTACTAGGTATCCTAAGTCTCTAAAGCAAGTAGTTTCTGCATATTGGAACCCGCCAGCATAGGTAGTTTCTAAATAAGTTACAGCATTAACACCAATGATGGATTTTTGTGTTAATAGCAGTGTTCGAGCATCAAGGAATGATGTATCAAACTCTTGCCCGGCATACGTAGGACCAGTAGTAGAAATGGCCGCAGTGTCTCCAACTTTACCTGCTAGATCAGACCATAGAGTGTTAACTTTAGTCTCTGCACTTGCACCTTGGCTAAGACTAGCGTTTTTATATTGATAGCTAACTGTACCAGTTCCTGTTCCCACGGCAGCAGCAACAAATGTACTTCCTACACTATAAACAGTAGTAGAAGTTCCAGCAGCAGTATTCCATTGGCCATTGGTAGTACTGCCTAGGTCGATAATAGTGTAGGTTGTACCTATTTCAAAGCTACCAGCAGTTACCTGGGCATAATGACTGTCGGGTTGTTGATTTTTTATAATCTTTTTAGATAATTCATTTGCGTAATCAAATGCATCTATAATAATTTCAAGGTCATTGGTTGAAAATTGGCTAGACTCATTAGCTATATACTGATCAGTAGCAGCTACTATGGCGCTATTACCACCATAAGTAATGTCAAACATTAATGCTTCGACAATATATTTTAGTTCACGCTTAAGATCAACTGCGGTGTTGGCAATATAAAAATCTATATTAGTAGCGGTTATCCATCCTGCTATTTCTTCTTGTATAAATTCGATATTGTTTGATAATAACACCCTAGCATGGGTAAAACCAGCTGCTAGATTCACAGGACTAGTGTAAGTGATAGCCGGTAATGCCGCTAACCCTGAAGTCAGCGTAGTAGTAACAATCCCAAAACTCGTCTGAATACTAGACTGAGCAGCATTATCATTTATCACTGCGAATGTATCGTTGATATAAGTGATGGTCAAATCTTGTATATCACCACTGTCATCATCGATGGCTGTTTGTGCATCTAATAATGTTGGACTAGCACTAGTTACTGTAGGATTTACAAGAGTTACTGCACCTTGTGTAACTCCATCGTTAATAATTGTTGTAATGACAGCAAATTTATTATCAATATCTGTTGTGCGGGCAGCACCACCTGTTAACGATATATTTGTATACTGTCTAAATGATTGTTGATATACAGTGGCTGGAGTATCATTTTGTACAATATCTTTGGCAATAAGAGCAATATAATCTATAGCATCCTTAAATGGTACTATTTCGTTTGCCTGAAGGATTCCTGTTGCGCCGTTATAGTATTGCTGTCCTGCATAACGACTAGCACTATTTCCACCGTAGACAATGTCATAGACCACAGCTTCTATCATTAATTTTATATTGCGTTTATAAGTGGTCTTGTTGTAGCTCAAACTTGAATATTCAACAGCTAGGTAACCTATAACTTCTGCTTGAATAAAACTAATGTTACCCAATAACAAATCTCTAACTGATGCTGAACCTGAAAGCGAATCACCGGATACTGGCATTTCTAAACTTGCTGCCTGCAATGCTCCGTTAGAAAGAATATTTTTAATGACATCAATACTATCAGACATTCTTACAATCGCCGTTGATTGTCCAACTAGACTAGGTAGAGCAACTAGGGTATCTCTAATAAAATCTAAAGCACCTACAGTTTGTTCAAATTCTCCACTTGTAGTAGTTTGGCCAGGAGCATAAAAATATGACTGCCCCATGCGTACACTTTGGTAATTACTAGCAAATAAAATATCCCAACCAATAGCATCTAGTGTCTGTGCAATCTTTGCTTTTCTATTGATTTCGTTATATTGGTATCCCTGAATGATACTCAAGGCATAGTCGATGCCGTCGATGGTTGTAGTTAATTGGTCTGTTAGATTTATTCCTACTAATGATGCAGCCTTGGCAGCAGATCGATAGTTAGTGTCTAATACTAGGTCATCAGCAGCAGCCGATACAATATCTGCAATAGCTTGAGAAAAAACGGTAGCATCAAAATCAATACTGTTGACATATTTGTTATTGATATAGGCAACGACTTCAGTTTGAATAAATTCTTTGTTTTGGACTAGAAGTGTGTAGGCATCTACGTAATCTGCATCACCTACATTTCCGCCAATATAATCATAGCCTGTGACCTTACTAAAGGTTAAATCTTGATCTGCAACACCACTGGTGTACCCAATTCTCTGTTTATATGGACCAGGTTCTGTATTGGATAAGTTCATAAAGTTCTCAGCAGCCAACGCAGCAGCGCCGATAGTTTTATAAGCATAATTCCAAGCCCGACCTTCTTTCCCTAGAGGACTTAGTGTTTGTACGTCATCACCGTTTGTCGACACAAATAAGTTGACTTGAGAGTACATTGTTGCATTATCAACGTAGAATTTTGTAGCGGCTTGTAAGTCGTCGTCACCTTTAGGTTTTCCAACTCCTGCTAAACTGCCAGGATGATCAGCTAGTGTTAAAGCACCGAGCATAACATCGCCACCGCGATAAACAGCATCTTGACGTTGTATTGCTTCAGATTTTAGATAATTTCCGCTGAGTGTTGAGTCATAATCAGCATCGTCGGCTTCGGGGGCAATGGGTTCGTCTCGAACACGCAGAGGTCCGACAATACGGCCGTCAACAAGTTTAATAAAATTATCATCAACATATCCTCTATTGACTGCTAGTTTGGCCAAAGTAGTAGTCCAACCATATTGACTGTGTGTTGTATTAAAGTTTGCAACGGCAGTTTCGTCCGGATCTGCTAAGTTACCGATGGTATTTGTAGCAGCATTTAATGGAGCACCTAGTGTCGGATATGTATCGTTGATCAACTTAGATTGGTTGGATCTAATAGTTACTGTTTTTGCTGTATTGTCGATGTCAATACTAATACCGTAACCTGCGTTAAGTGATTTAGCAGTTAGTAAGTTTCCAGCCGTATTAGAAATAAGGATGCTTTCAGAGCCAAACGTACCAGCAATAGATAAACTAGGATCAACATCGCCTAATTTTTTAAACTGTATTTTTCCTTCTAAACCAAAAGCGGCATAAATCTCAGTAAAGTTTTCATTGACTTTACGGAATGATTCACGGATACTATCACCAGTACCGTCGTTACCCTGTACACCAATATTAACTGTTTGTTTTGTCATTTTTCTATTAAACTCCGAAGCTAGAACCGCAACCACAGCTAGTTTTAGCGTTTGGGTTGCTTATTACAAATTGACTGCCCATTAATTCATCTTTGTAGTCAACTGTTGCATTGTTTAGGTATTGTAGGCTCATAGCATCAACTAACACATGTATGCCATTGGCTTCTACATCATAGTCATCTTCTGCTATGTCTTCATCTAAGGTAAATCCGTAACTAAATCCTGAACAACCGCCACCCTGAACAAACATTCGAAGTTTTAGTTTAGGATTATTTTCTTCTGATAGAATATCGCGTATCTTTTCTATAGCAGAATCTGTTACACTGATCATGAGGAGCCCCTATTATATGATATTTATCATAAACATTTTATAATCTTAATGTAAATAATTAATGTTCATCAAACAAGAATACGTCACAACCACGCATTATCGTTCTAGTAAGCTCGGACATTCACATAGTTACCAACGAAAAAAGACCGTGTTAGTCTTTAGGTGTGACTGTTGTACTGAGTTGTTCAGCCGTGACAAGGGATCAATGAGTCCTAGTAGGATTAGTAATAATTTTTATCACGTTTGCAACCTCTGTGATGCTAAACGTTTTGCTCAAGAGAAAGGCGTCGAAAGACGCCGTGTGTGGGATATGCCAGTGAGTAGCCTTAAGACACTTGACCAACTCTAGCGTTGATCATTCTCCAGTCTATTATTTTCCATATGTTGGTTAGATATCTTTTTTTATCGGCTTGATAGTCCAGAGCCCAAGCATGTTCCCACCAATCCACTAATAACACAATATCTTTTCTAATTTCGTGATTAACAATGGTTTTGATCTTGCCATCATCTGCTAGGTATGCCCACCCGCTGCCCTGTATCTTCATGGCTGTTTTTTCAAATTCTTCTTTGAAACGATCAAAGGTATCAAAATGTTTTTCTATGAACTGTAAAATAGCATCATAGGGTCTGTTGGATCCCTCTGGTTTTTGTAGTTGACCAAAATAGATATTATGTAAAAATGCACCAGCTTCGTTGAAATCGTCATCACCTTCGCCCTTGTTATATCGATCAACATAGGCTTTGTACAGTGTGCCGTAGTGATAATCTATGGTTTCTTTAGATTTCACAGGATCAAGATCGTTGCGATCGTACGGCAATGTTAACTGTATGAGTTTGTCTTTACGACCTTCAACAATGAATTTTTGAATGAAATTGTATGCCATACGTGTATTTACCGTATAAATAACCTACAAGGAGATAAACATGGAAATTATTATTCTATTAGTGATTGTTGCTGTAGCAGTTGTGCTCTATTTCAATCGTAAGTCACCAACTTTGGATATAAACAAAGATGGCAATGTTGACGTTAAAGATGTAGTGGCCGCAGCCGTTAAGGTAGAGGAAGCTGTTGTAACTGAAGTAACAGAAGTTGTTACTAAAGTTAAAGCCGCAGCCAAAAAAGTATCAGCTAAAACAGCCGCAGCCAAAAAAACTACTGCATCAAAGAAGGTTTAATGTCTTTGCCTGCTCGTAAAGAGCACGGCTAGCAAGATTTTTACCCTTTGATTCACACATAATATCGTGTGTATTTAGAAAACTTAGTGCCCATTCGTTAACTGTTGTATTCCAATAGAAATCTGAATGTGCCCTAAGTTTTTGTCTTTTGTAGCCTTCTACAAGCAGAGACTCCAATTCTGGGCGATCACTAGTGCTATGTCCGACAAGTACATCTTCACGGCTAACACTGTAATGCATAGTAGGACGGAGCCCACGCCAACTATCAACAACACGTTTAACACGGTCATTAGTTGGGAGGATATATTCACCTTCACGAATCCAGTTGTGATGGATATCAAGCACAATAGGAACAATATCACTAATACTAAGACAGTCATCTAATCCCCAACTAATTTCTTCGTTCTCGATAGTAATACAATTACGTGCTTCTTGCGAGAGCCTGGAGTAGGCCTTGCGTATACCTTCAGGACCCTGCCGTCCGGAAATGTGTACGTTGATTTTAAGATCTTGGAACGTCTTACCGTAGCCCATATATCTAGCCATGTCTGCATGATATTCGAATTCTTCTATGCTTCGTTCTACAATCCCTTCACTAGCACTTGCCAAGACAGTAAACTGGCCAGGATGAAAAGACAGGCGAACATTGCTCTTACGAGCCACATCTCCCACTTCACAAAATGCTCTTTCGAGATATTCCCGTACATCGGGAAGCCGCCAGAACCAGCTCCAAGATGACTCAGTGTACACAGGAAGGATATCGCTACTGAGTCGTACCATTCTAAGATTTTCATCGAGTGCTCCCACACGTTCAACTAGCAAACGAGTGGACTCAATATTACCTTTGGCTAGGCTCCACAGTTTTTCAACTGCCACATCTTTGCTCTGTCTATTTAACCAAGATACAGTGGTTGATCCAGTATTATATTTTTTAGCATCATCTTTGGGTTTGATGCCGCCGACCTGATCTGGATTATCAATCCATTTGCAGGCAAAACCGATACGTTTAGTCATGTGTACAATCAATAAAAATGGACATAGTGTATTATAACATCTATGTCCATTACAGTCTAGTTAAACGGTGTTAAAGCAGTTCTTCATTCCATTCACGATGGCCTTCACGGAAAGCCATGTTACTTTGAGTTTCACGTACTTCTACACGATAGCACCACAGTCGTTCTGCTTCACTTGGACCCCACATATCCGGAACGTACACTCCATTTACATATTTGTACAACATGTCCGCTAGACCTTCACAGCCCAATCTGGGAAGCACAGTCAGTTTGGCTAGTTTACGCTTCTCCATTTCTTTATAGAATTCAAGTTCTGGATCATCTTGCGCCACTAATAGTGTATGATCAAATTGACTTTCTAAAATGGTTTTGAGCTCTTTTAAGCCGCCATAATCTGCCGCCCAATTACGCACATCTAAGTTGTCTGTGCCAAAATAGAACTTCATTGAGAATGAATAGCCGTGTATTAAATTACAATGACTATCTGCCCTCCACTGTCTGTATGCACAGGGAAATGCGTCGTGGTACTCTTTGGTGCTAGTGTATTTGTACTGTCTTGCAGACATCCAACGATGCCCTACTTCATTTAAATTTGCCATTGTTATCTCCTTAAGATGAGCAATGGCATGCAGAATTTCTATAGCGGGTTGAATGCCTGAGACCGCTGTATATACTTATCTTAAGCTACCTTAAGTAAGATGGTTTCCTCGTTAATGCGTCCATTCATTTTAGTGTCTGTGGCATTAATATCGTCTAAGAATTTACGTAGTGCAACTTTACCTGCACTCTTAAATTCTTTAAGTTTCTCTTCGGGTCTACGCAGAGTCTTGCAAATACTTTGTATTTCGGAGAAGCCAGTAATTGAAGCGCCCTTAACACCTAACTCTTGGTACTCAGCCGCAACATATCTGCCTAACTTGCGACTCTTTGTATTATAAATCCACAACTCCTTACTGCCAATGATATCGGCAGGATTAACTGATACAAGTTTTAACGCTTCAAACGTCTTCATGTATTTGAGTTTAGCCACAATCTTTTCTTTAGGCTGTGCTTTCTTAGCACGTGGTGCTCGATTGACTTTGGCTTCTTGCATTAACATAGTGCAGGCACTATTAACTTCTTTGTAAAAGGCAATTAAAGCAAGAATTTGTTTTTTACTGCGGTGTTTGTAACCTTCACGCAACTGTTCGTCAGCATTGCCGCTGGCAAGTTCTTCAAGTTCTTCAAGATTGCGTTTATAAAAGTCGCGAATGGTACGAGCATGTGCTGCCTTGGCATCTTTGCCTTTGAGCAAGTTTAGTACCTTAAATGCTCTTGGATCAAAATTATCTGGATCTGTGTTGAAGCTTTCGATGGCATCTTCAATTTCTTCAGTCATTCGCATGGCAACTTCACGTAATCGATCTTGTATGCTAGGTTGATTTGTAGCAGGTTTAGCATCTACTACTTCTTCCTCGGAAACATCGCTCTTGCCTGCATGGATAACATCTTCGATGGCGTTCATTAACCACGCCACTGTACTACGCCCTTGATTGAAATCTGTACGAACATCGGGCATACCTTTGAGCAAACAACTTGCAACGGCGCCCATGGTGACACCACTTCGGTTATCGCGTGTTTTCTTAAATGCTTCTGTAAGTGTTTTGTTAACATTTGCCGAAGTCATCCAACGAACTACTTGAGGCTTAAGGTCTTTACCTGAATACTCAAAATTGTAGTACTGCATGGCTTCTCGGAACTTTTTGGTAAACAGGTCACTGTCCCAAGATTCGTGTCCAGTCCAATCTGGGCTGTGATCTCGTTTGGTACGTGATACACTGGCCCTAGCTGCCACTTTAGATTTAGATACTGTTTTAGCCAATTTTTGCTCCTGTGTGTTAAACAATAATAATATTATAACACCAATTTAACAGGAAGTCAAGCAATTTTGGTTAGAAGTTTTTCTCTCCAGATTTGGATAGTAAGATCCAACCCGGTGTCCAAATCCATTTCTGGTTTCCATCCTAGCAGTCGTTCTGCTTTGGCAGGGCTAGAGTTTAGTACCCAAATTTCTCCGTCCCTCTTTGGCTTAGTGTTCCAATTAACCTGTCCATCCCAATCAATTTTCTTGGCTATCTTGTCAACAAGGTCTTTGATTTTAAGAGCATTATTTGGACCGGTGCAGAAGATTTCTCCACGAGCTTGCTCATGTTTGTCGATTACTGTTTCATATAACCGAATTAAGTCGTCAATCCAAAGGAAGTTACGATATGGTTCTCCATAACCTAGATTAATTTCATTGGGATTTTTTAACATTTGTGAAATAATCTGTTCTACTACAAAGAAATCATTATCTTTACGTCCATAGCTATTAGTCTGTCTGAATGCACAGAATGGAAAGTTAAATGACCGTTGTGCATATTCTAGATATAATTCACATCCCACCTTGGCCACAGCATATGGAGCATTTGGATGTTGCCTAGTTTCTTCTGTGAAGACAGGCAGTGTATATTCTTGGCCGTCACGAATCAAATCGCTTTCGGGTTGCCAGCCGTAGGTCTCCATAGTACTGCTAAAAACAAATAATTTTAAATTTTTTAAATGCCTAGCTGATTCAATCATGTTGACAGTGCCAACATAGTTAACACTACTGAAACTTGTTTGCTCATAAAAACTTTTTTCTACTTCAGTTCTTGCAGCCAGGTGAATAATAAAATCGGGATCAACTTCTTGTAGGCGTTGATCGATACCTTCTTTGTCTAATAGGTCTCGATCAAGATCAAAAATTTGATATTTTGATTCTAAACGGTCTTTAAGATAGCCGCCAATGAATCCTGACAGGCCAGTGATAAGAATTTTTTGCATGTTAATAGTCCTTTATATTATATATAGCTTTAATTAAATCCGTTCGATATCTTCTTCATCACAAGACTTGCCGTATTGTATTTCGATGATCTTGCAAGGTTCCTCAAATGGATTATACAGTCTATGCCAATTGTTAATTGGTATATTGATTTGACTGTATTTTTCTAAATTAACTGTTGGCAAAATATAACCGCTAGACATACGTTGTTCAACTGCACATTTGCCTTCTGCTACATGCCAAATCTCATGTCTGTTTTTATGGCGTTGTAGGCTTAGACTTTGTCCAGGCATGACTGTAAGTTCTTTTACTTTAGTTCCAGGGACCTCATGTAATACTCGATAATATCCCCACGGTCGTTCTGTTTTAGGAGACCGCCATTCATCTAAGATCCAGCTACTTGAATTGATTTTATTTTCACCACCTACACCAAATACAAACTCAACATTTGGTACAGTCATCTCAGGTATATTGTTTGCTGTACGATCACCGCCGTTGGCAAAGATTACTTTTACATATTTCATAGGGTAATGTAGGCGAACTTTAGCAATGGCATCACAGGCAGTGCCATCATTATCATCAAAATCTATAACCATATCTACCATATGAAGACTTTGTATAATACGTTGTCGTTCTTCAAAGGGCATGAAAGCCCGACCCTTTTTACGTTCGAGCCACGCATCTGAATTTAGTCCTACTACTAGCTTATTTCCTAACCGTTTAGCAGCTTCGAAATAGGAAATGTGTCCAGAATGTAGGGGGTCAAATCCGCCAGTTACTAGTATTATTTTCACACATTCTCACATTGATAAAAATTATTCGCATAGGTTCCTCAAATAAATAATAGTAGCATATTTATTGGAGAGACATTTTGTTTGAGACGGGTCTGATTAAACCATTCTGGGGCGATAAACATGCCCTACTTACATATCGAGATGCACAGTTTAACAATCCTAAAGATTTAGAACTGTGGAAATCTTTAGGATATTCTGAGAGAGATTCAGTGGGCGGAATATATGATATGAAAAATATCATGCCAGATTGGGCTGAACCTTTCTTCACACTATTTGGCGGCACAAATGTAGGTGTTAATTTTCTTAAAATGAGTACCGGAGATTTGCTGCCACGACACAGTGATAGTTACAAAACCTATATTAATGTACATAATATTACAGATCCTACTACAATTTATAGAGCTATAGTATTTTTAGAAGATTGGAGGTCCGGGCACATATTAGAAGTTGACGATACTCCTTTTACTAAATGGTCAGCAGGTGACTATATTATATGGCAATACGATACTCCCCATCTAGCAGCCAACATAGGACTTGAACCTAGGTACACTGCACAAGTTACTTTTACAAAAAATGTTTAATAAAGTTGATGAGTTTGAAAAAGCTATTGCTAAATTTTATGGGTCTACATTTGCCGTTGCTGTAGATTGTTGCACCCATGCTATTGAGCTGTCATTAAGATATAATAAAGTTCTAGCAGCCACTTGTCCCTCTCAGACCTACGTGTCTCTTCCTTTTACATTTGAAAAGTTAGGAATCAAATGGGCCTTTGAAGAAGTTAAATGGCAGGACTATTATTATTTAGGCAATACAAATATCATAGATGCCGCGGTCTATTGGAAAGAAAAAGGTTACATTCCCAACACATTGATGTGTCTAAGTTTCCAGTATAAAAAACATCTTAATCTTGTACGAGGCGGCGCAATCTTAACAGATAACCAAGATGCGTATACAACATTAAAGAAATTGTGTTACGATGGAAGAACATCAGATAAGCCTTGGGCAATGCAGGATATTGAAACAATGGGTTATCATTATTATATGACACCCGAAACTGCTCAACTAGGGTTAGAAAAGTTGCCAACTGCTATAAATTCTACTCCGACATCTTGGAGTTACAACGATTATCCATATCTCCCTAAAATGAAGGTATTCAATGTATAAGAGACTTTTTACTTTTGGTTGTTCGTTTACAAGATTTGGATGGCCTACATGGGCAGATATAATGGCTTGGGACCTAGGTGTGCCTAGTGAAAACTGGGGCATGAGCGGAATAGGTAATGTAGGAATATTTCATAGACTTGTTGAATGCGATCTCAGGAATACTATTACAGAAGATGATTTAGTAATTGTTTTATGGAGTCATTGGCATAGAGAAGATCGTTACATTAGACACTGGCAAACACACGGGAATATTTTTCATGAAGAATTTTATGATAGGAAATTTATTAGCAAATACTGGTCTCTTGAAAACGATATTATAAAAAATTCCACAGCAATCATATCTGCAAATAAGATGTACAAAATTCCTTTTCAAAGTAATGTAACACCTTTATTAAAATTTGAAAGTAATGCTAGAGATCTAACAGAAAAAGAAAATAAATTGTTTAAGTTTTATAAAGAATTTATCCCTACTGACACTATTTTTGATTACAATAGAACTGAAGCGTTTGGCCAATATCAATATGATGATCATCCTACAGTATTACATCATTTAAATTTTTTAAGAGATCAAGTATACCCTAGTTTAAATTTAGAGATGAATTATCAAACAGTGGATATTTGCCACGGCATACACCAAGACATCATTGACATGATTCCTTTACCGAAAAATAAAGACTTAGCTCCTATAATTACTACAATGATTAAAGAAAAATATAATTTGCACTACAGACAACCAGTTGGATTTTAAAATGAATGCTTTAAACGAATGGGATACCCTTAAAAAAGTAGTAGTTGGAGTTGCTGATTATGCAACAATTCCCTCTTTAGATATTAGTCTACGCACAGTAAACTATGCTGATGTAAAAGATGAATCCACTATTCATCAAGGGCAATATCCAACACAAGTAATAGATGAAGCAAATGAAGATTTAGAAACGCTGAGTAATTTTCTAAAGTCGTGCAGTGTAGAAGTGGTTCGCCCACATAGAGAGCCTGTAAAGTACTACAATTATTGTCCAAGAGATACTATAATAGCCTACGGCAATAAGGCAGTTGCAGCCCCTATGAGTCTACGTGCCCGTGAAAATGAGTATCTAGCCTATGCTGAACATTTAGAAAATATACATGTGGTACCTAATTATCAAGGCGATGACATGTACAATCTAGAATGTCTCGGCGATCCAGAGGTACTAGCCTTACAAAATCATCATCCAAAGTTTGATGCTGCCAATGTTATTAAAGCCAATGACAAACTAATGTATTTGGTTTCAAACAGTGGTAACAAAAATGGTGCTCAGTATCTTCAAGAGTTACTAAATGTTCCCGTGCATACATTAGAAAATGTTTATAGTTATATGCACATTGACAGTACCGTGGCCTTCCTAAGAGAAGGACTCATGCTGGTAAATCCTAGCAGAGTTAAGAGTAAAGATATGTTGCCCAGGGCATTTCAGGACTGGGACGTTATATTTTCTCCTGAACCTGTTGATGTTGGGCATTATCCTGGATGGTGTAATTCATCTAAATGGATTAATGTAAATTTATTAAGTGTTAGTCCAAGCCTTGTTATAGTTGAAGAACATCAACATAATCTTAGAGTAGAATTAGAAAAATACGGAATAGAATGCGCTATGTTGCCCATGCGTCATAGTAGGACATTAGGCGGATGTTTTCATTGTGTAACATTGGATTTAATTAGAGAATCATGAACTTAGATCTTGAATACACGCCGGGATTGTATTGGGTAAACATTCCAGGTCAAGAAGATCATTTGGGATTTTTGGCTGTTTCTCAATTGAGATGGAATGTCTTTAAAAATATTAAAACCATCAAGACTCCGTCTTTTATCTATACTGGTACTAACTTTATCAACGAATTTGATAATTTAGAAGTTAAGTCAAAATTATCTGCACTAGATGTTTATTTCTTTGAGCCTTTGTGTTTTAAATTATCAACAAATGAATTTCACAATAGATCATTTTACAGTGAATTTAAAGGTGATGAAAGTATATCTGATATAAGAAGTGATGAATTAGACAGTGTTGAAAAATTTAGAGTAGCGTACAATCTTGAATTTATCAATGTATATACCTGTGAGTATGGGATACAATTACTACAAGACCAATATCCAAATTTAAAATTACACTGCTTTGATATCTTCTTAAGAAGCCTAAATCATCCTACAAAATACAACACTATTAACCACAACATATCTAAAAAGTTTTGGTGTTCAAATTGGAGATACGCTACTCATAGACACATTTCCATGTCTCATCTAGTTAACATAGAAGGAAATTATAGTTGGCATATCAAATGCGAGTTTGATAAACTTCGAGAAAATGTTTGGTTTGATTTAGATCAATTAGAAAATTCTAACCCATTGAGATTTTTAAAATTAGTAGCAGGATCGGCTGTCTTAGAAAATTCTAATCTACACATTGATAGGGATACATCTTCTGTAACGGTTGACAAGTTTAATTCTGTGTGTATTCCTGGTAAGGTTGCACCTCCTGTCTCAACTGAATTTATCAACAGTTACGCAGAATGTTTTTGTGCAGTAGTCAATGAAACACGGTTCGCGCAGCCATTTGCAAATATCAGTGAAAAAACTTTAAACCCTTTACGGGCAAAATTACCTTTAATACTTGTAGCACCTCCCTACAGTTTAAAGTATCTTAAAACTTTTGGGTTTAACACTTTTGATCGTTGGTGGGATGAAAGTTATGACCTTGAAGAAAATCACGAACGGCGCATGTTAAAGATATTAGATGTCATTGATCTAATTGACAGCAAGTCTATTGATGAACTACAAGAGATGTATAATGAGATGTCTGAAGTGTTAGCACACAACCATCATATAACAAAATGGTTTAAGATCAACACAAACCTCAATGTTTTATAAGTGGTTTGAACACTAAGGGGTGTTCCTCTACTCTTGGAATATCTGCTCCTGGAATGCTAATCTCATACTTCCTATAGTCGCTCCAGTCACCTGTGTCTTTCCAAGCATAGTTAAAACCAAAATCAATTGTGCGATTTAATTCTTTTTCTTCATCGATTAACTGATTAAATTCCACTTCGCCTCGCCCATCTTTGCCCCATGCGGGCTTGGCCAGTTGTCTTGCACGGGCAGCAGGATTGCCCTCCATCTTACTATAATCTTGTGCAAAAAATGCACCCCATCTATTAGCAGTCCTATATTGATCCGGCTCAACATTCTGTACAAATTTATATTTAAAATCAGCTGCCCAATTACCTCTTTCTAAGATAGTAAACTTAAATTCGGCAGTGTATAGACCAGTGCCGAAATGACGACCAAACTCTGTATCGTCTAATTCGGGACTAAATTTAATAGTAGCAGTATAGCCGCCACGTGTCTTCCATAGCATCCTTAGCAATGGCCATATCTCGTTTACTAAAGAGTCGGCATAAGGATTAATATCAGTTTTGATTATATCGTAATCAAATTGTTCGTAGTTAACATCCTTTTCTATACCAGGTTTGATATATTTTATCGTGTAATGATCTCTGGCCAATGCAGGTCTGTGAGGATAGTTAATACCTCTGTTGCCTATAATCTGATCAAGGAAGATACTCATACATTTTACACGCATGAGCAAATGACTGCCGCCCTTAGTAAAGTCTTTACTAATCCAATAACCTAAATATTTATGATCTGAGATATTAAACTTTTCTGGATTTTGCCCCACAATAGTTTCAGGGCCGTTAAAAAATCCTACACCTGTACTCATATTATGTACGCTCATATCTCTAACACGCCATAGCATGGTCATAGTATCTGCATAGTTTTGATATGTTTCAGTTGGAAATCCCACAATCCAGTTAGTGGCTGCTTTGATTCCTATAGCATGGCCGTCTCTAAAATTCTGTTCCATCTCTGCAATAGTGACACCTTTGGCCATACTATCTAATACATTTTGACTGCCAGCTTCTGATCCGTAGTTCAACATCATGCATCCACTGGCATATAAATCTTTCAAATATTCTACATCCATACGACCATCATGTCTAGCATATCCAGTCCATTTGATGTCTAGTCCTTTGGCCACAACACCTTTGGCAAATGCCCTAAGTTCTTTTAGATTTCCGTTTACAAGACTGTCAATGAACCAAAAGACTGTTGTGCCTTTTTTGTTGTATAGGTATTCCACCTCAGTTAGTGCATCTATAGCCTGTCGCTGCCTATACTTCCAAAAGTGTGTTTCCTCACAGAATGTACACTTGGCAATGCACCCTCTACTTAATTCTGTAGTAACGCCGTTGGGTATTTTATATTCATTAAAATCTATAGTGTCATAGTCAGGCATGGGGAAGTTGTTAAGATTTAATCTCTGTCCTTCCGGCTGACTTAGATGCTTTTGATCAGTGCCTCCTAGGCCGCTTTCGATCTCATCTAATATCGTTAAGATAGCTTCTTCACCTTCGCCACTGACTACGTAATCATAGTAAGGTTGTTTAACAAAATATCCTTTTTGTACATTAGGTCCACCTACTGCTATTTTAACGTGAGGCATACGTTTTTTAAGTTCTTGAGCCATCCATTTAGTAGGCTCTTCATTCATTTGATACATGCTAAATCCTACTATAGTGGGATTGTACTCTATAATGGAGTCTAAACATTCATTTAATATTGGTTCAATTAACGAATGTATATCATTGTAGTTGTCACCGACCCAACGCCAGATTGTTGTTGGGTCCCATAGTTTAAAATTTATCTTATCTTCTATATGTTTCTTATAGTATTGATAGCCTTTAATATTAGCATCAATGATACGGCTTTCGTAACCTGCTTCTTTAACAACAGAGCTAAGTCTACAGAGATTAAACGGCGGAAATTCTGCTGCCCATTGCGGCAGTATCACTAGCATTAATCTAGTTTTTCTAATAGCATAGTCTATTTGTACACTAGTAAGATTCTTTTGCTGTGCAGGTTTAGCATACTCTGCAATGGCTTTAAGAGTCATTAGGTGTTTGTCATTGGCTTCTTCAGGAGTCATACATTATTTAACTTTATATTAGACCAACCCATTTTTATCATATAATCAGGTAGGTCTGCATACCCGGCATTTTCTATTGTAATATTGTCTTGTTCCATTAAGAATTTAAGTGATTTTGGTACAATTAAATCCTTGTTGACAAATATTTCTTCTATTCTATTTCTGTTATATAATAATTTTGGTCTAATAGAATCATACATTTCATTTAACTGTGTAGTACTGCTAAAACTTTTTTCTATATGTTTAATGTTTTTTATGATGCCTTCAACGCGATTGTTGATCGATGGTTCATTATCAAAACCGTAGTCAAATAGTTCATCGTATAATCTGAGTCCAAGGCGGTCAACAAGGTATTTGTGAAACCCTTGACAGCTTAACACTAGAAAGGGTCTATACAACATTAGACTTTTTAATGTTTTTTCTGTAATAAAGTATTCATTGATATCATATCGAGATTCTGTAACTACGTCCATAAAAGCAGAAGTTTGACTTTGTGGAACCATATCGGGTGAGTACTTATTGTTATCTAATTTGAAATCTAATTCGTCAAGAAGTTTTGTTCCATTATGATAAATCCACTGATATTGTTCGGGATAGTGAAAGGTCACTATGCCTAATTTTATCAAATTGTCTCTTGCCAATAGATCTACCAGCAGTCCTCTTTGGGCATGTGCAGTGTGATTATAACAAGTAAAAATTTTAGTGGGATTGATTTGACTTGGTGCTTTGTTATTGTTAAGGTATATGAATTTTTTATCGCATATTTTTGGGTCAGTAGGGAATCCCATCATGTGTGCAAACATAAAATTATATAGTATACCGTAGGTGCCTTCTGCTAGAATCCACGGCCTAACATATCCAGATTTACAAGTGGTGATCAAATGAACTAATTTATTGTTAGATGTGGCCCAGTTTTCTAATAGATCAAACAACTGATCAAATATTTCATAGTAGGCATATTCTTGGGCACACCAAATTATTATCCTATCGGGGTCGCTGTCGATAATTCTGTTGGCTACTAATTCTAGATTTTCTGTTAATTCTAGATTGTAACATCGCAAATAATATATTTTCATGTGTTGACATGTTGAATAATACTGTTTGCAGCTTGTTGACTGATGCCTGCTTTTGCAATTTGAAAATTATGATCTAATATTGGTTTAACATTTCTTTTAAAATCTAGAATTTTAGCACTATCCCACTGTGAAATTTCTGTGCATACCCTAATAATTTCACGGAGTCGTTCCCAACAGTTCTCTATGTTATCGTAATCTTCACTCCAAAAATCACTAAATGTTTTATAGCCGAGCCTATGATATGCTTTTAGTGTGCCTTTTACACCTACCATGATGAACGGATGTTTTTCTTTAACAGGTTTAATAGATTTTTCTGTCATTGAAATTTCATTTTCTACAAAGTTAGTTTCTGTTATGATACTTATTAGACTGCTTTTGTAAAAATTTTCTGATGTAGATTGAGTACCCTTCATCATTTTATTAATAGAAGTTTCCCCGTCGACTACTAGTGGTAGTTTTTTTACTAGGTTAGATATGTCTTCTTTTGACAAATCAAAAAAGTCAAGCCAGTAGTCTTCAAAAATATCTTCAAATTTTATATCAGGAAACTCCGGTTGACATTTAGACATACTAAAGTAACTACAATCTAGCAGATTGTTTTTATCAAATAGCAAGGTCAACATGTTTCTGTGAGCTTTATGCCTTCTATTCCAACTCAAAAATATTTTTTTAGGCATACTTTCTGTATTATAGCCAGGCTCAACTTCTAAATTTTCAATATCCTTTGATGCACTATCTATGCTACAAGGATAGCATACTAATTTTATTCTATGACTTTTGTCATTGGGGATACGATATCGATTGCAATAGCTGTTGTACACTTCTTCGATATTCATACATCCGGTCAGATACAATATCTTATATAAAGGAATACCGTGAGATGAGAAATAAGAATGTAGCACATTGAGATGTTTATCGTAGACAAATGCTTCAGGGCTATGATCTATCAAAATATAACCGTTGCCGTGTTTAATTTTGTGTAGAATATCGTTACTAAGATGAGCATATTCTAAAATGCCATCGCCTATAGTAAAATAAGAATCAAAGTTTACACGCCAATGTAGAGTTAACGGATATATGAATGTATCAGAGTCTTGTATACTAGCAGTAGGACTTAATTCAAAATGGTCTTTAAAGATATGCCATATACCTTCTATCCAAATCCTATTAGAAGTTAACGATCCACCAACAGAAGCATCGGCTAGATTTAGAATATTTGGTATTTCAATATTAGGGAGAGGTCCTTGTGGACCAATCCAGTTATAGGCCATTTTAATCTTATTCATTATGTTTTACAAGACTTATAAAAGTTTTCTAATTCTGGAAAAGTTTTAACAAAATCAGTTTTTCGTCTACGATCATATTCTGTAAACCAACGATAGAAGTCTGCACGACCTTCTTTTATTTTTGCATCTGAATATATAGTAGTTTCCATGTAGGTTACTACTCTACGAAACTTTTCATATTCTAGATCAGTAAATTTATCAACAGCAGAGTTGTCAACATTAGCGGCCATGAATTCTAAAGCCTCTTGCATATAAGGTAAGAACTCTGCTTTGGGCAATATGTTCATGTCATATTGTAAAGGTTCCTTTAGGTAAGGAGTATCAAAACGAATACGATGTTCATTAGTACTAGAATACCAACCATACTGTTTCCTCCATTCAAGTATTTTTTCTAATAGACTTTTGAAACTAGTAACTGCTAAGATGTTAAAAGTAATCATAAAAGTTATTGGGTTCGCTGTCTTAGTTAGATATGTATGGAAATTACTTTCCCATACTTCTAAGTCTAATCCAGTACGTATATATTCCGCTCGTTCTCCCCAAGTGTCAATACTGGTAAACAGTTTGAAGTTTCTAATTTTACCTTCTACACGAAGTTTTTCAACTTTTTCTGCAAGTCGATTTACTAATAGGGGTTTCACACCCAGATTACTGTTAATGTTTAATTCTAAATTGGGCAGTGGATATCTATCTAAGTTATCTAGTAATAGGAATGTGTTCTTTTGCAGTAGAGGCTCACCTCCAGTTATACGTAGAATGTTTAAAGTTTTACGCAGTGTAGGCCACCAACGCCACCACGCTGCTACATATGGATTGACGTCTTCTTCGTAGATAAACAATCCGTCAACAGTAAATCTGTGATTGTTAACAGGATATGCACCGTGTTCTTTTATCTCTTTATAAAAACTACTAGATGCTTTGGGATGGCAGTAGCCACATTTGAAATTGCATTCATTGCCAAAACTTATTTCAAGATATTCAGGATTGACATTGAAGTCCGGACCTTGATCAATAATTTCCTGTAGTCTCTCTGGCTTATAGATACTGGCGTTACGATCATGTCGATCACTGATATAGTCATCACCTAATGCCTCTATGTTCCAGCAGTATTGACAACCTTGGGGTTTTTCACCTGCTAGCATTTCTGCACGTTGTTGTTTTTTCTCTATGGTATTATGAATTGCACTAGGATTAGTTTTAATCTCTTCAAGTGGTATTTTGTGTGGAGCAGGATGATAACAACTATGTGTTTCTCCTGTTTGAAGATAGATTGTAGTATGATGCCATTTAGCCAAACAAAATGTAGGGCTTATTTGATCGGTTATTTCTTTTATTTCTATAATTCGTTGTTTAGAGGTCATACAGTAATTATCTAATAATATAATGACCAAAAAAAAAGTTTAGGGTATTACCCCCAAACTTCTCTGTACTTTGCCATTGCTTTGGCTCTGGCCAATGCTAGCCTAACAGTTATGTACGGTGATAATTCATCTTCCTCGGCGGCAATAACTAATTTCATTTTAAATTCCTTTAGAACATACATATTATAACGCACTAGCCCTTAATTACGCTGACAAAGAAATAAATTTATTAAGCTCACCTGCAATAGTATTATATCCTTTAATTGTAGGATGCGAGCAATTAGTAAGATACTCTTTAGGATAATTAAAATTACTATATTTGGTATAGAAATCTTTCCAGTCTTTTTGGTCTATTGCTTGATCTAACTCTATTAATTTTTCTATCATAGCTACATATGGTGTCTTGCTATGCAGATAATAATCCCAATTAAATTTATTAGCTAATGGTTTAGCAAATTCCCCTAGGTGATTTTCTAAGTCTACAGTATTAAAACCATTTGCTACAATAAGTTTGTAATTGTATAATCTGCAAAAATTTTGAAGTTCTAACATGGCTAGCATTGTTTCATGGGCCACAATCTGTTCCGACCATGCTTTTGCGTATCCACGCCATAGTTCATTATCCGAAGATTCAATAGGCCAGATAGTATTGTATTTGTAATGATGGTATGCGTTATCGTCTTTTAGAAGATCTTCTCTTAAGAAGTCGAATCGGTCAAGCCCGGACAACATTAAAATAATATACCCGGAACCTTGCGACCAATCGATGTTGCTAAAATATAATTGTTTTACAGCGCCACGATTGCCGCAACCTCGTACACCAAGATTTATAGGTATGTGATCACTAAGGTAGTCTCGGCACAGAGAGTTGACCCAACTGTTAAAGTGTTCGTACTCTCTAAGAGGTTGATCTTCGTCGCCACTGATATCTATACGACCATTATATCTGTCCCATATTTCTTTAGGATACCCTCCCTGACCTTGAGTCCAACTACACCCTAATCCAACAACATACTTTTTCATTTAAGTCCACAGACTACCACGGATCTTAATCAAACGAATCATCATGGCTTCGTCTTCTTTTTCGTAGGCTTCTTCAATCTTACGAAGTAGCTTGTGTGATTTGTCACTCATCTTTTTAAGTTCGGGACTCTTATCTGCACCCCAACTTAGGCTACCGCCATTAGCTGTACGGCTTGCTTCGCAGTAGGCACTCCATCCACTGGCTTCATAGGGGTCTGGACGTTTTAGATATACTTCAGTCCACCATGTGTAAAGATCTAAAATTTCCTTGGCTCTAATTGCCTGTTCAGTGGGTTTGCCAAATTCTGGATCATCTTTGTTAGTATATTGCTCATCTCTTACAAGATTAGCTTGCCATGCAAGATTGTCTAGGCCAGCTTGGGGACAACGCCACAGGCGCATGTTCCACCAGCCAAAGCGCCACCAGGGAGCATTATACTTCTTGCGCTTTTCTTTATCTTCCCAAACTAGGTGCCACCAAGCAAGCTCTACTTCAACAAAATCCACAAGCTCGCTGAACAAACAAGGAAGAAAGCGGTGACCAACATCGCACCACTGTCCTTTAGATATAAGAGAACTATGGGCAGTGAGAGCGTGAGTATGAGATACCCAACGATTATTGATGTAATATTTGACCGCATAAATTCGGTCAGGAATGTAGTAGATAGCATTTTGTATATAGTCCAATCCTTCTTCTGCTAGCCAATAGCGAAAGTTATAACGCATTTTAGCAGTGGTATGCCAGTTGTCCCAACCTTCCATGGTTTCAGCACGTGGTTTGGCAGTACCACGAATCCAGTCTGCAAATTTTGTGCATGTCCAATAATTTCTACCCATCATTCTTTCCTTAAATAAATTGTTTTAAATCTGGAGGAGTCCAGCCGATGGGCTTGAGAACTTTTCCATCTTCACGCTTACGAACTTTACCTGTTTCTTTATCAATCTTGGCAAAGTTAGTTTTCATGACTTCTTTCCACGCACCCTCAGCATCACTGCCCATGCTATGGATAGCACCAATGGTGACCACTAGAATATCAATAAGTGCATCCAGTGTTTCTACTTGATCGTGAGCTTCAATGGCTTCGGCAAGTTCTTTTGCTTCTTCTTCAATCAAACTAATATACAAATTAAATTGATCTTTGTCAAACTCGCCACCAACTGTCTGGTCGCAGGCCTTCATGAATTTTTCTTGATCTCTAAACGGGTTTGTCATTTTATCTTTCTTTTGTGCTTTCGGGTAGTTCGCGGAATCTTTCTAAGAAGGTTTCTTCATAACAACTATACTCTCGTACGTCATCTTCTATATTATGGCGGTAGTCTCGATAATATATCCAAGTGTGACCGTCTAGTTCAACTTTTTTGAGAACTAAAAATATTTTGCCACCGAGACCAGTCCAGCAAGTTCCTTCTTTGATCATATTTTTTCTCCTTGTTCAAACCCCCTAAATCCTTTGAATCGGGGGAATCTTAATGAGTAGGTGCCGTCTTGATTTTGTGTTACTGCATCTGCACGTACTTCAATGACGTGTCCGTTGACCTTGCATGACCAAAGATCATCACGCTGTTCATCAGTAAAGCCACTGCCAACATTAACACGGATATCTTTCCCATCATCAATTCCTTCACAGACTAATGCACCCATTTTACCTACGTTCTTACCAGTACCTTCTTCGGTGGCTACCACAGTAAGACTAACTTCAATAAATGGTTTGAGCTTGAGCCAACTGGCAGTCCTCTTACATTCATAAGGTGCTTCTGGATCCTTAATCATAATGCCTTCATATCCGCCTGCAACAGCCTTGGCATTGATCTCACTAAACCGTTTATTACCTTCTTCTGTGTCTAAATCTACAAGCTCTTGCGCTACAACTGTAACATTAGGCATAAGATGTTGACGTTTAGTGACCCAATTGGTTATCATTTGTGTGCGGTGACTTTGCTTACGACTCCAATTACCTTTTTCAAAATCAGCTAGCGGCAAAATATCAAACAAGTTAAGTATGGCATCACCTGCTTCTACATTGTCTTTTCGATGCACTTGCTTCATCAAGTCTTGGAAACTGCTACTCATTATCTCACCGTCTAGTACCATCGCTTCTTCGCCATCAGTAAATGCGGCCGCAATTTGCTCTACTACGTGAGGGAAGTTAACAAGCTCTTTACCATTACGACTAAACATATTGACACGACCGTCAGGGTATAGAATAGTGATAACCCTAACGCCATCCAACTTAACTTCGATAAGTTTTTTCCCTTGGACCTTTGATTCATGATTAGCACTATCGTGAGCAAGCTGACAACCAAAAATAGGAATAGCATACGAAGCATAGTTTTTCTCCACAACCTTGTTGACAGTTTTTTCACTTACACCACAGCGTAGATCTTTGATTAAAATACGTCTGTACCAATCATTCCACTGTGATACAGTGGATTCTTTCATCATCTCAGCAACGGCATCGCGGGCAATATTTCCGGTGAGGTCACGAGTAATAAGGCAGCTAACAATAAGACTAAAATTGTTGTAATCGAGGCCAGGACCATCTTCATCAGTTTTCTCCGGTATCTGTTTAAGCCCAAATGTAATCATTGGATCGAGTGCTAGTCTACATCCGTCAAAGAACTCTTCATTACCTGCTTCTGCTTGAGCCAAAATAATTTGTTCTTTATTGGTACGTAGATTGTGCGTTTCTAGGTCACGTATAACTTGATAACAAGGATTGCTCATGTTGATTCCTAACAGTGGTTAATATTAGTATTATACAGTCTAATTATCAATGTGTCAAGTGATCTGATGTCTTAAATGGTTTGCCGTAGTAGGCATTTTCCAATTGGGTCATAATTTTACGTTTCATTTGGCGTACCTTTGGATGATCATGATCATATTCAAACGATTTCATAAAACGTCCCCAACCGGTTGGACGCACTCGTTTTGGAACTTTTGAGTCTAAATATTCCCGTATTGCCTTTGTATCAAATCCAAATTTATCAATCATATCCTGCGCTAGGTTAAAAGAATGGGCACCCATTTCGTCACGGTGTCCGTAATACTCTTGTTCTTTACGTGTTCTAGCGTAGTAGGCTGTACTTTCATAACCAGGTATTGCTTTAAATTTTCTAGCGCGATATTGTCTTGTATGAATAATTTCATGCAGTACAGTATCTGCAAATAACTGGCACATACGTTGCCAGCGATAGTTGCTTATTTGTATAGTGGGGGTATTGGTGGGATAAGCAAATTCTACTTCAATAAAACGTTTTCTCTTTAGACGATCTAGATCGGAATAGTATGCGCCACCGATCCATATCTCTTCCTTGCCAACTAGAGCAATCCTGCTTCTTTTTACGTTGATCGGAATATGCTGTTTGATATGTTGGCTTAACAATTTGCTTATTTCACCAACGGTTAATCGTTGACCTACAATCTCAGATTTGAGTTTGTAAAGCATTGAGTATAACGCAGAACGGTCTAACGCAGACCAATTAAAGCCTTCACGGGCCATAGCACACTCCTAGACATAGTTATTTATAGTGTACTACGGCTTTCAGTTATATGCGTACTTTATGGGCGTTTTGTTATAATCTCGTCCGCCAAACCAAAATCTACAGCTTCTTGAGCACTCATAAAATTATCTCGTTCCATACCTGCGTGAAACTCTTCAAAAGTTTTGCCCTTGCTATTATGCTTGACATAAATTTGGGTTAGACTTTGTTTCATTTTTAGAATCTCTTTAACTTGGATTTCCATGTCTGTAGCCTGTCCGCCAGCACCACCACTTGGCTGATGAATCATATGACGTGCGTTAGGTAGAATTTTCCGTTTGCCAGCAGCGCCAGCAGTGGCAAGAAGAGAACCCATACTGCAAGCCTGTCCCATAACGATGGTCGATATGTCGGGTCTGATGAACTGCATTGTATCATAGATAGCCATACCAGCGGTAACAACACCGCCAGGGCTATTAATGAAAAAGTGAATATCTTCATTTCCTTGACTTTCTAAAAATAAAAGTTGAGCTACAATTAAACTTGCTGAATGTTCGTTGACATCCGTGTCCAACATAACAATACGATCTTTGAGCAATCGACTGTAAATGTCATATGCACGTTCGCCACGGGCTTCGGTCTCAATGACCATTGGTACTAAATTAGGCATGTTATTCCTTGGGTCTTAATAGTTTCATCATTGTACGCACATGTACCCGATCTTTTTCTTTTTCATCTTCAGGTAGCTCATCATACAGTACATGTTGTGCCGCATTATAATCAGCCTTGGGATTACGTTTCATCCACTCGATGTGAATATACTCTGCCGCTTTTTCAATATCGTGCGGAAATTTCTTTACAGCATTTTCCGCGGCTTGACCAGCGGCTAGATTTTCTTTTTGCCAATCTGGATGTAACTTGTTAAACGGTACATTAATATCGCCTTCGGTACCATCGCTGTTTTTCTTAATACGCGGTTTAGAGCCAGTTGGGTCAAAATTATGTCGCCATTCTTCGTGAGCTCGACTGGCAAACTGATGTACAGGATTTTCTACTAGCATGGATTTTTCTACAATATTAATAAATTCTCTAATCATTTTTTTCTTTCCTTGTCTGTTTTGCAAATAATTCAAGTTGCTCAATTAAATTGAGAACACCTTCTTGATTCATAGTAAGTGTGGTATAACCTATTCTTAAAGTTATACGATTATCATCAGTTATACTAATGCTGTATTGCTCTTGTTCTTTTTTAGGCGGTTCAACTTTTGGCATTACGGGTATTATGGGCATCTCATAATCTCTTTGTGTTCTAAACCAATCAAACATTATTTGTATTCCTTGTCTAATTTTACGTTGGTCAATCCTGCAATAGTTTGAAACTTTTCCCAGGCTATCTTAGCCGCTGGATTGTTTTCCAACTCGCTATTTGGTAGAACTGTTTCCAACCAAATCTCAGGTCGACGTCTTGGATGAGCACCAAACTTGCGTGGTTGATGTAGTTTACCTGTTTCCCATAACTCAATACTAACTGAACGAAATCGGTCTTCATCTTCGGCAGGATGGTCAATCCATTCTGGATTACCAAACGGACTTCCAAAAGTCTGGCCACCGCCATATCCTTCCCAGATACCAGTCCACTGTGCATCATCGTGTGGATCAAAATCTGTTCGACTAATGACAATCAAGACATCCTCGATGGCCACAACTCCGTCAACAATGTCTTTAATACATCGACTATAACTTAATCCGACCTTCATGTCAACCTCTTAGGCCTGTTTGTGTTTTTGTAATTGAAGGCCCAGCACTTTCAAAGTCCATGCCTGCGGCACGACCTTCGTAGACACGACCATTCCATTTCATGCCAACCTTAACTGATTGGTTGAGGATAACTGTAAGTCTATCATTTTCAATGAACTCATGCACCACTGCCTGCGTGGATCTGTTGGCAGGCACCTGTTTTATTGTGCAAGTTTCACTGTGTCTGGTTACTGTGCTCACTAGGTTCTCCAATAGAAAGTTCAACTCTTTTAACACTGTCCCAGCGAAAACTACGCCAACCATTTGATTCAAGATCGTAGACTGGCATAACGTCTTCACTGATAGTTTTTTCATTTTTAGATTCTAAAACTGTTGGATCTTTAAACAAGATGTAGGTTGAATCTGTGGTACATTTCATTATACGTTCAGATCCATCCTTCTTAGTAAAAGTAACAGTGACCGGCCCTGTGTTAAGATGGAACTTAAGCCACTCCTTGAACAGTTTTAAATCTGTTTCACTCATTAATTTTGTTTCGGAGTTCTGCATTTTCTGCCTCTAACTTTCTAATATGAGCTGCCAACTCCATTAACAACTCATAGAGATTCTGAGCTGTTATCTGTGTTGCTGATGCAATATCAATCGGTGTGTTTTTTATTTCTTCCATTATACCTCCACGTATTTTAATTTAAAATTATCTGCCTGCGCTTCGTAGTTAATGTAACCTCTAGGGTTACATACTATTCGTGTACTTCCAATCATGTAGTCAAATTCATGATGAGTATGTCCATGTGTCCACAGTTTGATCTGCGGATGATCTAAAATGAATTCATCTAGCTGACTGCTGTAACCGCCATTCATTAGTGTTTCGTTTTTGTACATCTCATGCGTACTTAGGCGACTAGGTGTGTGGTGCCCGACGACTACAAACTTTTGATCAAACTTACCTTCGATTATCAATCGAAGGTACTCAATCATATCTCTATGATACTTGACTGCATCTGCCGGTGTAAACTTAGCAGGCTCATCTTTGAATTTGAAGCCGTCTTCAATGTAGAATCCAGTCTTTTCATTGACTACATATTTTCCATCTTCGTCTACTTTATACACAGGAACTCTGCGTTGCATTGTACCGTTGTACACAGTTCGAAAGTCGTTCATCATGCCTTTTATATGAAACATGGTCAACGGATCTTCTTTGTTCATGTCAGTCCACAGCGTACCACCGATAAAGGTAATATTGTCAATGACTACTTGACTTTGATCAAGAATGTGAACGTTTGCTAAGTCTTTAAACTTATCCCTTAGGATTGGAATTGTCTTTTGAAAATCGCCATGATAGTGTTCGTGATTACCTACAATCAAAATAACATGCGGAAATTGGAAACTACAACGTGACATAAAGTCCATGTAACGAGAATCTTTGGCACCGGGTTCTAGAACATTATATCGATCAGACTTACCAAAGTCAGCAGCCACCAAAATATCTCCGCCAAGGATTAGCACATCCGCAGATTCTTCATTCTTAAGTATAATGTCTCCAAATTCCAAATGGAGATCAGAACAGATTGCAATTTTCATAGTGTTATTTTACAGGAAAATGTAACGCTTGTCAAGTGTTTCTAAATGTTTATAAATCTTTTTAGCCAAGCGCCTTACCAAAAAGTCAAAACCAAAACATTTTATATAGGCATTTAAATTTGGACTAGCATACCTAATACCATTTCTACGCCTGCTTAAAACGGTTATCCTAGTCAAATATGTTTTGGATTTTTGTTCTCCTACGGACCTCAGCAACTCGATTGCTATGCTAAGTGCGTAAGCATCTAATTCATCTGGATCTGACAAATACTTGGCATAAGGACTGCTATGATGTTCTCCGTAAGATCTGCATTGTCTCTGTCTACTCTGTTGTTGATGTCGATGTTCATGCACGGTTGCATCAAAAATCTCAGTGAGTAGCTCTGACATTTGAGTTCTTCCAAACGGTCCATTTTTTAGAAAATTATGATGTACTACAATTTCAATTGATACTTCATTGTCACGGTCTGCATCGTTGTCGTAATAGGCCATAACATAAAATTCTGATTCTGCAAGAATCTTTTCTTTCTTGACTGTTACCAGAATGTCAAAGTTATGTATTAAAAATTGTTTACGTACTTGTGCTATTAGTTTTTTAAAGCTGATAGGATCAACATTATTCTCTCGAACGCTATTGCAAACAGAATATGTACGTTCAAGAATTGCATTCATATTACAACCTAAATGTTATCCTGCCTTTACTTAGATCATATGGACTAACTTCTAATCTCACATTATCTCCTAAGATCACTTTAATTTTATGTTTTTTGAGTTTTCCGCTAATGTAGCAGACTAACATGTGTTCCATATTTTCTACTTTAACTCTAAATGTAGAATTTGGTAATACCTCTGTGACTGTGCCTATTAACTCTATTAATTCTGAATTCTTAGCCATGCTTCTTAATGCTGATTGCACCTTCCTCTAATGTTATGTCTAAAACTGTACCTTCGTTCCATCCCATTTGTTCAAGAATTTCTGGCGGTATTTTCATTATGACATTGTCTTCGTCACCGGGTATATCTTCAAAAATTTCCTCTACTAGATATTCTTTTTTCATATTTAACTCCTAAAGTTATATTTTACTATATATAGTTATACTTAACAAAACACATATGAATAATATTGCTCAAAAACTTATTTCTCTCGCTGAACATTATAGCGGAGTAACTGCTGTAACTTTAAACTTTAATCTTAGAGAAGATCTTGGGTTAGACAGTCTAAGTCTCACTGAACTGATTGTGGCCTGCGAAGATGAATTTGGTATTGAGATAGACATGGATAATCCGATGACTGTTAATGCTAAGACATTAAAAGACCTACACGACGGTATTGTCTTTCTTAAAGAATCGAATCCTTCTTGATTCTAATCAATTTGATCAGCCAATAGGTTGGATCTAACTCCCACCACCGCCTACCAAACTGCGGATTTTTAGCATCTGCATGATGGTTGTTGTGCCATGCTTCACCTAGAATCAACGGAAACAGCCATGCAACATTTACACCGTTGTTCTTGGTGTCAGTGTTTTTATATCCATAAACTTTAGAATGGTTAAGATTATTTTGAATAGAAAAACTATGAATTGTAATAAATGCTGGCAATATCATGAGATACATCCATAAATCAAAACTGATCAATAAAACGGCAATATGGCTTATTAAAAATATATGATTGTAGTATTTGTGGAAAAACATTACATCCTTGTCTCTAAGTAGATCTACAACATATTTGGTATTATGATCACCGTCTTTGATCTTAAACATCCATAGGATATAACTGTGCCAGAAACCGTGTATAGGACTATGCGGGTCAAGATTTTGATCTGTGTAGCGATGGTGGTAACCTCTGTGTATAGTTGCCCAGAATATAGGACTGCCCTGTCCCGACAGTGCAGAACACCATAGCATAAAAATTTTCATTGGGCGTGTTGTTTCGAAGCTTTTGTGGCTCAACATCCTATGATAACAAGCACAGACACCTAACATCATAATGCACACATATCCTACTAATGCTGTGATCCACCACCAACTAGGTGTAGTTCCTGCAAAAATAGTATAGACAGCGTACAGTCCAACCAACTGTATTGGTACAATGCTGTACATTCTAACCATGCCTTTTAATATTTCTGTCATCTTCTTTCCCATTGTAGTAATCTAGATTCATCACCGCAGTATGCAATATATTGCCAACAATCTTCGTCGTTTATATCACTGCATGTAAGGTATTTATACTTGTCAGTTTTGAAGGGCATACCGTAGCGGTCAAGACTGTCAAGTAATATATTTTGCCAATTATTATTTTTTCTACTAACAAAAATAAGATCTGCGGCGCGATTTTCTTTTAACCATTGAATCTGAGCAGCAATGCTGTTTAAAAAACTTAGACCAGGACCCTTATGTAAAGAATGCATCTTGGGTATAGTTTTCCACAATCTATTCAACACTCTATAGGTATTATCAGGCCAACAGGATCTGCTTAAAATACTGCTACAAAACTGTGGATTTCCTTGATCATCAAATGCGATGCACAGAGCATCACACTCTAAAAATGCAGACTCTGAATAGTTGTACCAAAGACGATCTTCTTGATTTTCAAACTGTGCAATTCTCAGTTTGTCAAAAAGAATATCGAGTTCTGGGTTACTCCCAGGAGTCCAAACTTTAACTGTCATTTATTTCTCTAATATAGCAGAAGCTATTAAAGAATCGCCGTGATGACTTATACTCAGGTGACAATGCCCTTGATCTATCAAAGCATTTAAAAATTCTACTCTTGGACATCCTAGTTTGTCATTTTGCACTTGCATATTTTTCCAAACAACATCTCCGCGAATCCCAGTTCCGAATGCCTTTGATACAGCTTCTTTAGCTGCCCAAATTTTAGCAACGTAGTGTGTTTTTTTACTATAGACAAGTTCTGTAAATATTGCAAGTTCTGTGTCAGTTAAAATTCGGTTGGCTAATTTTTCCAAACGAGGATAGTCCATCTCGTTGAATCTTGTAATTTGCACAATGTCTATGCCGTGTCCTTGAATCATGTATGTATTTAAGTCACTTTCTTTTAGCATCGAAATAAACTATATTAAATACTCTATGTTTTTAGCCCATACCTCAGATATCAACTCGGGAGTATCCCAACCACTAGTCCAATGTTATAACAAGAAATTTTTGTCCAATGTTGACGGTGAGATTCGTTTATATAATAATATTTGTCCACATCAAGGAAGTTTAATCCTTAGTAAACCGTCAACAGAAATTTCATGTCAATATCACGGATGGAGTTGGACACAGCAAGGAACTCCAAGTAGTAGTGGATGCACTGAAATACTAAATGACAAGCCCTTGTTTAATTCTAGTACGTATATTTCAAACGGCTTAGTATTCAGTGTCGATGTTGACTTGACTAACATCGGGGTTGACCTTAGACAGTTCACATTAAAAGAAACTCGTATTGACCATGTCAACGCCCACTATAAAAACATAATGAATGTATTCTTAGATGTGGATCACATTCCTATCGTACATAAAGATGTCTACGAAGAAATTGGTATTACTGACGATGTAGAGGTAATATGGGATTATCAAGATTGGGGAAGTATACAATCTGTAGTTCCTAAAAAAGAAATTAGTACTCAACATGCAGCAGTATGGATTGCAGTATATCCGTTTACTATGATTGAATGGCAACCAGGTGCAATGTTTGTTACTGTATCAATTCCCAGAGAATCTGGGACAGATGTACTAGTTAAAAAATATGTTGATCAAGGTAGTAGTAGCAAACAATGGACTATGAATGAACGCATGTGGGAAACAGCATGGAAGCAAGATAAACATCAGGCAGAGTCCATTATGGTAACTGTGTCAAAGAAAATGTTAGAAAAACAAAAAGTTCATTTTTTAGATTGGATCGACAATGCAACTCATACACAATAATTATTTAAGAAGTCACGGAAACGGACCAACTTGGTGTGTTGAGATTGATCCGCCGACACAACCTGTACGCAGTTACTACCAAGAAACTAAACGGGCATGTGAAATGATTTGGTCGCAGAAAGTAGGCAAATTACAGTTGTGTTACAGCGGAGGCCTAGACAGCGAGTATGTGTTAAGTGTGTTAACTGCAATGGGCATGGAAGTAGAAGTTGTTATTATGCGTACCGCATATAATGATCACGAAACCAAATATGCGTTTAAGTACTGCGACGCAAAAAATATCACTCCTACAGTCATTGATTTAGACTACGACAAGTTTGTTGAATCTGGCCAACTGCTAGAAATAGCAGAAAGTATACAATGTGCCGCTTGGCAACTGTCCTCTAACATGTGGCTGGCCAGTCAACTAGACGGCACAGTGATCACTGGCAACGACCCGCCGCACATGAAGCTAAATCCAAAAGACAACAAATGGTATTTGGACGAAGAAGAAATTATTCATAGTCAACTTAATTTTTGGAAACTAAAAGGCATACATGGAACTCCTTTCTTGTTGAGCTATACTCCTGAACAGATGTTGTCTTTTTTGATAGACCCGACTATGGAAAAATTAGCCAATCATGGTTTTCCGGGAAAGTTAGGAACTAACAGTAGCAAGGTATATGTATTCAATAATGGGACTGATTTCAACCTAGAGCAACGTGTAAAACAACACGGCTACGAGATAGTAGAAAAAAGTCCAATCTTTAATCATCCAGATATACAACGAGTTGTATCCTTTAAAGACAAATGGTTAGGAACCAGCGATCACCAGTATCATGAAGTTGTGGCTAAATTGACTGCCGGTATAACTTCGATCGCATTGACTAACTAATCTTTTTATATTATAATACTACGATGAATGCTTTGAATACAACAGAAGTTTTAGATATTTTACCACACAGGTATCCATTCTTAATGGTCGATAAGGTCATTGATTATGATGCTGCTGACCCTGGTGGCTACATAGTGGCAGTTAAAAATTTTACAGTAAATGAACCATATGTTCAAGGGCACTTTCCGCATTATCATATCATGCCCGGAGTAATGCTAATGGAAGCCATGGCCCAAGCTAGCTCTATATTGATTTATAAACAAAAAGAATCAATATATGACAACAAGAGAGTTATTAAAGAAGCAGGCAAAGAGTCTGGAGTTTTATTCGTTAGCGCAGAAAGTGTAAAATTTAAAAAGGTTGTTCACCCCGGAGATCAACTAATAATCCATGCTAAGACACTTAGGAATAAGCGTAATTTATGCGAATTTGAGGCGTATATTACAGTTGACGATCAAGTGGTTGCATCAGTTTCCAGGCTCAAGGCAGTCTATAAATTTGACAATCAAATTAAACCCTGGGAAGGCGATGAGTACATTAAATAGTATAAACAGGAGATAAAATGGATTCAAAACCCGTGTTAACTAAAGAACAAGTAGAAAAAAAATTCATTGAGATGATCAATGACTATCTTAAAATGGATTTAGAATATCCGTTAGATCCGACACTATCAATCAAAGATCTAAAATTGCACGGCGACCAAAGTGTTAGAGAACAACTCAAAGACCTAAGTCCAGACATGTTAGCACAAGTTAAAAAGAACTATGAAGTTGACAGCATTGACATTTTAGAATTAGTCATCCAGATTGAAGAAGAGTTCGGAGTTGTTATTGATGACAAAGAAATCGCTACACTATTACAATGGAGCGATCTAATCGGATATATCACCGACAGTCAAGATCCATCTAAAATTAAAAAATGAAAGACGTTTACATAGTTGACTATGCAGTAAGAGACTGCCTAGGTGTTAATGCTAGCTCAAATTATCTTAACATGCCGTTGACTAAAGGTCCTCAGCCAATTACTAGATATGACACTAGTGAATATCCACAAGTATTAACAACTAACGGATATCAAATGCCAATAGAATTTAATCCAAAAGAAAATATTGGATTTAAGATGGCAGTTGATCTTGCTGATGAACTTGCCGGCAAATACGAGTTACCAAAGGATACTGCAATCCTTGTCAGTGCTATGGCACTGGGATCGTCCATTAAAGATGATTTTTTAAGGGCATTTGATAGTCATCAAAGGCGATTTAGCCCTACTAGATTATTCATGGCAAATCATGATCTATTGAGTTCATTGCTTTCTAAAAGATTGAATTTAGAGGGATTCAGTTCTAGTCTTAACGCAGCCTGCTCCAGTAGCATGTTTAATCTATATCTTGCCTATCTAATGATCAGAGCAGGGGACACTGGAGCTGCCCTAGTAGGAGGTGTTGAATCACCACTATGGCCAAGTTTTCAATATCACTGGCAATGCACCAGTGCGATATCAACGACAGATGGCGGCATTTGCAGACCTTTTGATAAAAGCCGTGATGGATTTTTGCAAGGTGAAGGCGGTACACTTTTATACTTGTGCGATGAGGCAACTCTTAGAGAGCGTAATCTTACACCAAAGGCTGTTATCAGATCAATAGTTGCCGGAGCAAAAGTACACACTATCACTGCTCACGATCCAACAGGGGAACATCAAGGACTTCTTATGGATCGCGCTGTTAATCAGTCGGGATTATCCTATGATGATATCTCCTTTTTTAATGCACATGCAACTAGTACCCCTGTTGGAGACGATATTGAGTTTGATGCATTTGCTAAAAAGTTTGAAGATATAGACATTCCGATAGTTGCCTTCAAAGGATATATTGGACATACAATGAGCGCATGTGGCGCACTAGAAAGTGTCTATGGAATTGAAGCTGTGAAGAATGGATTTATTCACCCCAACGTTGGGCTAACAAACCCACTCACAAACGACTCTCGAGTTATTACTGAGCAACGATCGTTACATAGCAAAGCATTTATGAAGGCTAGTTTTGGATTCGGCGGACGTACTTCAATTGCTGTAATTGAAGCAGTCTAATCGTCAAGTAGTAGACCACAGTCTGGAACTGTACTTACAGTTAGTGTGATTCTAGGAACGGGCATATTGTTAGGTAGATTAACATCGTGACCTTCACATATACGTATAATGGTTGGTTGGTTAATTTCTATGCTGCCGACTTGTATTAAACTTTTTCTATTCATCGTCATATAGAATGGTGCACCGGTTGGTAGTACCACTCTTCTTCCCTGCAAGTTTGAGTAAAATATAGTCGATGACCCGGCACAATTCAATATGGGAATGTTTATTCTTCCAATCGAATCGGTGTAATCCTTGTGTGGAAAACTTTGTTCATTTGCCCACATAACATATACATTGGCTGCTTCGTAGTGTAATCCATGCTTTGCAAATGATTGAGCCAGTTCCGGAACTTCTGAAATAAAATGTGCTGTATCAAATGGGTTGAAGGGACCCTTGAACGTACTTTGATCTAATAGTGTAGTATGATTCTTTATGTAATCTAAAGTTTTTTCTGCAATCAATTCCCAGTTGTCTAGCTCAAGTCTTTTCCAGTATTGCATTTAAATTTCCAATTTATAATTTAATATTGATTTATATTTAGAAATACTTGTTTCTAAAAGATGATCTATTTTTTTATAGTCCCAAACAGCATTTACTACTAATTGGAAACTAGGCTCATTATTATAATCGATCCCGTAAATCTGTGTGCCATTTGACCAACAAACTGTATTTGTATCGGTGGGCATGTTAACGTAGTTGATATCACCATGCTCTATATCTGCTACATAAATTTTAGGTTTATTTTCAAACAACAAGGACCGTAGCTCAGTGGGACATTTCCACACCCATGTTTCTTCTCGATGCGGTGCTACATTTCTTGCAGTTTCTAATATCATTATATTAGACAATAAATTAATAGGATATGTGCAAAGTATTTGATCTATTATTCTAGAAAAGAATCTATGCCTGAATAATTTCTTAGTGTATAAACCAATCGGTAGCCTTCCTTGCAACATACCCGATTCTTTACTGATATGTTCCATATTCGTATTTTGCGAATATGTGTCATGATATTGAAAGTCCAGTAAACAATTACTATGAATATGCATCCCATAAAATTCAGGATCAGTTATAGAACTGTCAGTGGGAAGTAAAGCAATTTTTTCCTTATTCCAAATTTCTAAAAATTCTTCTTTATGTTCAAAATCAATAACAGGAATATCCAACGGTAGCCATCTTAGATTTTGATACTTTTCTCCTAATGCCATCATACGTTTGGCATAGCTTTCGGGTAACGGTCCAGGCTTAACCCAACTACTCGAAGAAAATAAACCGCTATGATGATGATGTGTAGGGCCAAGTTTAGTATGGCTCGAATTCATTTTAGAAATATCGTACTGGTTTAATCTTGCGTTAGACCTTATACGGTTAACTAATTCTTTATCCATATAATGAATCAATTTTGCCGTCTTCAAATGTTATTGTAATGCCGATTCCTTCGGCAGTAACTTGAAGGTAGTCCCAAATCATTTCATACACCTCGTTGCTGAGATAGTTGTTAAAATATTCTTCGTCTTCAAAAATTATACGTGATACTGCTATACATCCGTTTTTGTCATCGACTATTAGAAAATCTTTTCTTATGAATCCCACAGTTTCGAGTAATTCATTAGTCATAGTATCGTACATCATATTTGACGATATTCCATGAATAAATTCCGTGAGTGTTAATCTGTTGTTTTGTTTGACAGTTTTAAAAATTGCTGTTCTTCCGTACATACTAGTTCCTCAAGTTAGATATTTATGATAAATTTTTTAAGGTCTAGAAATTTATTTAAATACTGTATATAGGAGAAGTTATGTATAAGCGTTATTATAAATTAATATGCGAAGGGCCTGCCAATATGGATCGATTCAAAATTGTTACTACACAAGGTCATACTTTTGCAAATCTTATGAAGAAAAATAATGTAACGCCACCTCCTGGATTTATTGAAGCAATTGATGATTACTATGACAAAACCCGCTGGGATATTACTACAGTTTGGGAAAGTAAACAAGCATTTGACGAAGCATCAAAACATCCGTTACGAAGAATGTTTTGGACTCGATTTGAAATGGAGGCATTTAAACACGATCTTAAACTAATAATCACAGATGGTGATACCGGCGAAAGTTACGAGCCTCTTTCTTTAGATTGATCTAATATACCTACATGTATATCTAAATCAAAGGGCCATAGCCTATCTCCTAATATGGCGTATTGGTAAGCGTATTTTGGTTTGGTATTTGCAGGTACTTTACAGTCAATGAAGAACTTGTACTCGGACATTCTAAAATTGTATTGATACTGATGACCTTTTTTATATCTAGTCATAAACTTAAATAGCCTGTCAGATGCACCCATTGATCGTAAATCGGTTTCGTCTCCACTGTTATGTTTATATGCAATATAAAATCGATGTAGTCCCCGGCTCTCCATTTCTTCAAATAGTATATCCATCATTTTATCAATTAGACGCAACATTTCTAAACTTATAAGATTTTTTTGGTCACCTTGCTTGGTGACCCAGTGTCCCCAAACCCATGCAGGTTGTGTTGTCATTTCTTTAAACAGTCCAAAACCGATCAGTATGTCGTCTCTAAAAATCCCAAGGTTAAAACATAATGGATCCATTAAGACCAATGGCAAAGCTTCTATTATTTCATTTTTAAAATCATCATCTAATTTTCCCATAAATACTTCAGGACGAGAATTAATAAGTTCGATAGCCGATTCTGCATCACCAATGTCTAACTGTCTAAAATTAATCATAATTTACCTTTGAGAATTTAAATGTTACGTATAATAGATTTAGTAAAAGTAATTGCCAAGTATAGACTTGACGAATATTTATCGAAGCACGATCGGACTAAATTTTTAAATGTTGGAGGCAATTTTGTTAGACAATTTTTATTTGGCAAGCCTGTAGAAGGTCCTCCGGGTTACAGATTGAGAAAAGCTCTCGAAGAATTGGGACCGGTATTTGTCAAACTTGGCCAAATAATTTCTACTAGACGAGATTTGCTGCCTTCAGATATAGCCGACGAATTAGTTAAACTTAGAGATCATGTAAAACCTTTTGATAATGATATTGCTATCTCAATTGTTGAACAAGAATTAAAAGGCAAAGTGGATGATATCTTTGCATATTTTTCACCAACACCTGTAGCATCTGCTAGTATATCACAAGTACACTTGGCTGTACTACCAAATGGCGATGAAGTAGCAGTTAAAATTCTAAGACCAGGTATAAAATCTATTATAAGGATTGATCTGCGATTACTCAAAGATCTAATATCAGCGATGAATTTATTCAAAAGTAGTTTAAAAGATTTTAATTTTTTAGGTGTAGTAGAAGAATTAGAAGTCAGTATCAAACAAGAATTAAATTTTTTATTAGAAGCCGAGAATGCAGAAAAGTTTAGGGAGAATTTAAAAGATTATCATGGAGTCTATATCCCAAAAATTTACAAAGAGATGAGTACTAGAAATGTTCTTGTGATGGAACGTATGTACGGAACACCTATTGATCATATAAGTGAGTTAACTGCCAAGGGTGTTAATTTGAAACAAGTTGCAAAGCAAGGAATAGAATTGCTACTATTACAAGTTTTTAGAGATAGATTTTTTCATGCCGATCCACATTCTGGAAATGTGTGGATTATGGATGACGGGTCAAGAGTATATTTAGATTTTGGTATCATGGGTGTGCTTACCAAGGAAGATCGAGATACTATTATTAAATTAATGACAGCATTGTCCAAGCAGGATTATCAACAATTTGTCAAAGTACAAATTGATGCAGAATGGTTTCCTGCCGATGTTGATAAAAATGCCTTAAGTGCAGCATTTCATAATTTAGATAATGTAATAGCAAGTCACTCCAAAAACTCAGTAATGACTGCTCTACGTAGGTTGTTAAATTTAGGAGAAAAATTTGGAGTTAAAACTCCAGTACAGTTTACCTTATTAATCAAAACATTAATAGCAGCAGAAGGCATGGCTAAAACTATTGATCCTACAATTGATCTAAAAGAAGAAATAAAACCAATAATATTAAAGAATTTTGCCAAATGGATTATCAAGTGAGAATGTAATGAATTATTGGAAAAAAATTAAAATTAAAAATCTAGAGATTATCCAAACTAAATCTCTGGAATATATAAAAAATAACAAAGATCAGTTTTCATTGGGGTCATCATTCCAACCAATCAAATTTGATGATTTTATAAAAGCAGTTCCTGAGATCATGGATGCATTTACTGAGCACGGGCTAACACCTAAAACGGTCGCTGCTTATTTTATGCTTACTAACACAGACGGTAATGCACATCGAGACTCTTATACTGACCCTGCTAGGATCAATATCCCTATTCTCAATTGCGAAAATAGTTGGACTAATTTCTATGTGCTAAAAGATTCAAGTATCAAGCCTAAACTAATGTTAAATAAAAAAGGGCAACCTTATCAATCATATGATCCAAATAACATTATACGTGTTGACCGAGTACAAATAACAGAACCTACAATAATACGTCCCTTAGAAATACATAGCATAGAGATGGATGAAACTAAAGTACCTAGAATTACATTGACCATAAGTACTAATCCCACACCTGAATTTTTATTAGAAGACAATAATAACGAGTAAATAGTAACATACAATAGGAGTAACAATGATATTTCGTTCAGTAACAACATATGAAAAACCGGGCAGCGATATTTTAGAGATAATTTGGAATATTAAATCATTTAACAGTTTATCTAATTGTTTTTTATATGAGGGTAATCCCTATGTTGATTATATCAACGAGTATGTATCTGATGATGCATCCTATGTCGAATACGTTGTTGACTGGCACGATCAAAACTTTTATGAGTTATGGCTCGATGAGTTTAAAGATATAGTAGTTCCTTATAGACAAGATTTTTATCAAACGATAAAAAAACAAGGCATAGAATTTAAAGAATTTTGGAGTTCACTGGATGCTCCGGTGCTAGCCCTGCCTGACTCCGCTGTTTCTTTACCAATTGATCAGTTTACGACTAGATTTCCGGATAAATTTAAAAAGTTTTAATTAGCGTTTAGACAGTAGCCAACCAATATAACCTTCGACATCAATTTCCCACCAACGATGTTGAAGGATCAATGTTCCTGGATGTGCATGGTGATTATTATGCCATCCGAATCCCATACCTAACCATCCTAACAGTAAATTATTCTTGCTGTTATCTGCTGTTTCAAAATTTCTGTATCCCGAAGTATGGCAAGAATAGTTTACTAGTCCTAGCCTTATGACATCGATACAATAGGCTAGACAATACATTAATAAAAGTACAGGATTAATTATAAACAATACTAGGCAAAAAGCATATAGGATTTTGTAGTGGTACTTGTGGAAGAATTGATAGAATGAGTCGTGTAGCATAGACACAGCCAATCTTTTGGCAAACCGTTCTTTTAGATATTCTTGTTCATTAGTTCCTTGGGGAAAGGTCCATGCATAGATGACATAGAACAAACTGTTATATATAGGAGTGTGGGGATCATTGGATCCATCACTTCTTGAGTGATGAACCTTATGTTGTATTACCCAATAGGTCAATGGACCAATAGCACCTAATGTTGCTAAAAATCCTAACACCCATCTTACAGGGGTGTAGGTCACAAACTGCCCGTGAGCAAAATATCTGTGAGCGGCAACCCCATTACCTATTACACCAATTAAAAACCAAAATACAAATAAGGTTAAAATATTCTCATAGGCGTAGAATAGGCCTATGAATCCAAGTACATGAAATGGTAAAAATACTTTCCAGAAGTTTGGGCCAAAATTTTTCATCGTTTAATAGCCCTAATGATTATGCTGGGAATGTCCCACTCCCACCACTTTTCCCAATTGGACCATGCATATGGTTTTGCATGATGATTGTTGTGCCACCCTTCACCAAGTGTAATTAAATTTGCAATCCAGCTGTTACGACTTTCGTCGTGCTTTAAGGCATGAGTTTTGTATCCGTGCCTGTGTGCAATAACAATAATAGCACTGGTACTATGTAAGCATAGACATGCAGGAATAGCATAGGCAAATATTACATACAACGGATTGATAGCAAACAAGACTGCACAGTAAAATAAGATGATCCAGAAGTAGTGTTTGTGCAGTGCTCTTTGAAATTCATCTGTTCTTAGATCTCGAACTAATTTTAGATCTAATTTAAGCAAGTTCCAAAATCCAAACCATGCTCGTAGATTTCCCAGCAGGTATGGACTGTGAGGATCTCCCTCACGCTCGGTTACTCTATGATGCTGTCGATGTATAGCAACCCAGGCCAGAGGAGATCCCACAGTTGTAATTACCCCAATGACTGAAAACAAACGTTCTAGTATTTTGTAAGTTTTAAATGATCTATGACTAAGCAGTCTATGGTATCCAATATTAATACCTAGTACACCAATAATCCAATACGTTATCAAGGATGTCAGTAATAGATAATACTCACTAGTATAGATAGAATAGAATACGCCACCGAGTAATAGTAGGTGATTGATAATTTGTAGTCCTCGGACTTGTTGATTGTGTGAAATTCTTAACATAGTAAAGTACTTATCTTAAAGATAGTTTAGTCAAAAAAATAGGACCCAAAGGTCCTATTTTACATAGTCGGCCCGTTGCCGTTTTTAAAGCCTACACTTCCGCCTTCTGCTTCAATACGCTTGATAACATCTTCAAATAAGATAGGACGGAAGTCTGTTTGTTCTACACAAACACAATGGTAACGAATATCATTCTCGTCGCTGTACAAGACCTCTCCAGTCCTAGCATCAACACCGCGGGCCTTTTTCACACGATTTGCGTGAGTATGTCCGTGAATGTTAGTACCAAATCTGCCCAAGCTATCGCTATGCACAGGGATATGACTCAAGATCATTCCGTTCATCACATGATACGCTCGCAACTCACGAAAGTATTCACGGTACTCGTTGTCCCGGAAAATGTCGTGGTTGCCACGGATCAATACCTTGTCACCGTTCAAGCGAGCCAATGTCTTTAAGCTCTTACGGTTAATTACAACGTCACCCAAATGGTACACCTTGTCGGTGGGTTTGACAGTTTCGTTCCAACGCTTGACCATAGCCTCATCCATTTCATCTGGATCAGTCCATGGTCGCAATTTTGTCACGCCATCGTTACGTGTGAATCTACACACTCCGACATGACCGAAATGTGTGTCGCTAACTAAAAATATACTTGGCATGCTAATCTCCTTATTCGTTAACCAATTTCAATTTGTCTAAGGGGACAACTCTGAAACACCCTTCAGTAGTATCTCCTTTGATAGCAGTCACTACACGTGATTCGCTTGTGCCGGGTTGCGGCATTGCAGGACCTAAATCAAACCATTCTGATCCTGCTGACATGTCAAAGTGCTGTTCCATTAATCTAAATTTCATTCTTCAATTACCTCATCTTCTTTAACTGGCATGTCGGGGATTTTTTCTGTATCACCGTCATTAGCAAATACAAATCCTAGACCTAGCAATGTTTCCATTTCAAATTCTGTACAGTTACCACGGAAGATAAAAATTCTGCGAGTCAGGTCATCTTTAGCATAGTAAATTCTATAGCTTACACGGGGTACATTAAGTTTGTCAGCCAACATTGACATAGTAATCTCGTCACCCCAATCTTCGGTGACTGAGGACCTAGTTTGCTCATAATAAAAATCTTTCATCATACTCGTTCCTTTTTAACACGACCAATACGACTTGCCTTGTTCCAATCGTAAGCAACACCATCTGGGCATACTCCATCCCTAACTGCATCTACTCCAAATATTCCACAGACTTCAAAGTCCGGACCTTTGATTGTTACAAACATACTAACTGTTTTGGCAAATGCCATTGCTTCGTCTAATGTTTCGCAGCCGTACAAGGGCAATAAATTCTTGCTGATTACTTGATAGTTTTTCTTTTTCATAAATGTATTATAGCACCAAAAGGTGCTATAGTCAAACGGGTGTTGTATTTTTACAACAGATTATTCTTTAGCGTAGAATATAAAATCGTTACTGAACATCCCTTCGGGTACTTGTACCTCTAGAAAATGCATGCCAGCTGAAGGTAACGTAGCAAGAGTAATCGACATCCTTTCAAACATTCCAATACTTACAGTTCCGTTGACTCTTTTGCCATCAACGTAAATAAGTGCATCTTCTTTAAAATGTCGACCGCTAACGGTCATACTGAGGCGGCCGGCGGTAACAGTTGGAAAATTTTGTCTACGTTGATCATCTATCGATCCCGCCCCCCACAATGCCGGTTGCGGACTATCGACATCTGCTCGAGCACCGTGATGTGCTGTAAAAGTCCCAACAAACTTTCCTTGTACTGCTTGTTGTACCAGCTCAAATCTTGTGTAGGATTTTTTACTATTTTTATCAACGTAGACGTTGTTACTATATTGAAGATCAACAACCTTTATATTCGTCCCATCTAAGAAAACTCCGTTAACTTCTAATACTACTGCACCCTGATCACCAGCTTCTTCCAATGCAGATACTAAATCTTGATTGTACTTAGTATTAACGGTTTCAGACGACATTGTTAATTGTCTAGCAAATGCTCCTGCAAATCCTGTACTACCTTCGAGCATCATATCCCACACTGGATCAAATCGATAGCGTGGCCCTCCATCACCACTCCAACTCAGTTGCCAAATGGTAAACTCATCTCGGCCCTCGTCGGCTATTTTCGAAAACCACGGAAATGCAATGATAGATGACCGGCCTTGAACGTGGGTAAGAAACCTATCAGATGCACCTCTGTAGGTTGTTGCCTTAAGGCCATTTGCTGGTTCTGGAGATCTTGCACTTGAGCCAAACGGAAGTCTGTGGCAGTCGCCGCAGACCGTGGGCTGATTAAATCCGCTGGTTGCTTGATTTAAAGGAAAGTTTCTAGGATTCTGGTCTCCCTCAACATGCCATAATGAAAATCCTTTTTGTGCTTTTTGTGTTAACTTATTATCATAAGGTTTCATAGGTGCAGGAGGATAAGGCACACTTAACAAATAAGTGGCCATATCATTTCTTTCTACGGTGGTCAATGCACCTGTTCCTTTTTTACCGGGCATATTCATAATGGTTGCCAAGTTATCATCAATAAGATGTCTTAAACAACTTAACGGATTATTTTTAGCACAACTAGAGAACAGACCGTATGGATTACCTTTAGTGCCGTCCCAATGATAAGGTTCTGTATCACGAAGGCCCCTAACAGGCATCGTTGCTCTAGGTTGCACTTGGTTGCCTCTATGAACCGGGGGTGCAGTCAGTATCCACAATAATTGATCAGTATGCCCATTTGGGTGGCAACTAGCGCATGAAAATGTACTGGTTGCTGATGCAGATGCTGTATTAAAAGCAATCCGTCCACGTTTGACTGCTTGATGTGTTGGATCTTCAAGAGGAATTGTTGCTATCAATCCTAAACTTTTTGCATTTGATACATCAATTAACGATACTGAATTGTCTAACGCATTGTAAACCCATACTTTGGACAGAATACCTTTTTCAAGTGCAATTCCTCTTGGCCCGGATCCTACAGTAATTTGATTTAATACTAATCCAGTTCTAGCATCAAGTGTAAACACTTTATCTGAAGCAGATGCTGATGCTATAATTGTTGAATCGTCTTCGGATATCTGTATGGCATAAGGTGTGGCCAGAGCTTGATTTTTTTCAGGGTGTTGCGGCGGCAACGGTTCTAAATTAAAAAATACTTTATCAATATCATGATTTTTAAAAGTAAGTGAAGTTATTTGATTTAGATAAGGGCGATTTTGTAATTCACTTAGTCCGTGTTTCTTAGTCCCAGCTTTGCCATTAACTTCATTACGTGCATCTGTCTGTGCAATAAAGATATTACCTTTAGAATCAACTGTTAGACCGTAGAGGAGAGTTCCTAGTGTTTCTAAAACTTTTATTGGCCTATCTATTTTAGTATCATAGATAAGAATATCGTAGTCCGGAATTGACGGATGCTTGACAATGTCTGCTTGATAACCGGCTGACAGTGCATTAGTGCTATGAACTACATGTTCCCATGCATCAAATGTAACTAGGTTACCGTCAATTTTGTATTTGTTGCCTCCGGACAGTTGAGTCTTGTTTCCAGATTCAAATGGAATGACATAGAGTTTGTCACCACGCACTACAATGGCTCTTGGATCTTGTGCTTTGATTTTTAAACGATTAACAATTTCTCTTGACTTAACATCTACTACTGCTATTTGGTTTGTAGAAGACAGCGCCACGTAGGCTTTAGTATTTGATGCAAATGCAATGCCAACTGGCTCATCAAATAAAGTGGCTTTGTTTTGATTAAATTCTTGAATTGTTGCTATGACAACGTGAAATGTGGGACTCTTGGGATCACTGTCAATCACACTCACTGAATCTGAAACGTGATTGGATACCCAAACTTCCTTACCATCGGGGCGAACTGCAATGCTTACTGGATCAACACCAACATTGATTCTTGTAAAAATCTTTTGATTTTTACGATCAATTACATCAACTGTTCCGGCTGGTGTATTAGTTACGTAGACATAGTTACCGTTGACGGCAATTGGGTTTGCATGTGGACTTTCCATAGATGGACGTCCAACTGTTTTTAAATTCTGCGAATATGCACCTAAAGATGCTATTGATATCACTGCTGATAACAGTAATTTGGGTAAGAATTTTTTTGAGTTCATTTAAATCTCTTATGTTGCAATACAGTTATTATAACATCAAACGGCTTCTTTGTCAAACTCTCCAAATCTCTTTGAAACCTTCTTCTTCAGTTGGGTACTCGAAGTTATCAATCATACCTTGTACCACTACCCAAGGAACTTGTTTACCCGGACGACTAGCCAATCTGTACTGTAGTTCTTCTAAATTGGGCGTAGAAAATACAATGGCAATGTGCTCGTAGTCCGGTAGAGCATTAAACTTGCGAGCACGACTTGCAATAGTTGTGCTAGTCTGATCCCAAACAATATCCAACTGCATTGCCGAAGCCATGTTAACATTAATCATCATCTGTTTGACAGCAGTGGGCATGTATTCTTCAAATATCTCACTGTAGGTCTTACCCTGATCCTGGGCATATCCTTCGACATGCTGATCAGTAGAAACATACTTGTGATCCTTTTTATCCTCACCGAGCCAGTCTTGATTTTTATACCAGGTACTTTTTCCTGCGGCTGGAATTCCAATTAATTGATAGCACTTTGGCATTTGATTCTTTGAAGTTAAATGGTGTAGTTGGCAGGATTCGAACCTGCAAAGACAGTCTAAGACCAAGCCCTATGCCCTCCTTGGCCCTTTCGGGCTTTGGAGGAGGTCTACCAATTCCACTCACAACTACATAGTAATTATACTATATAGCGGTTTTTAAGTCAAGAGAAAAGGCAAGCTCTTTCGAACTTGCCTTTAGGGGTTACTTAAAGAGCGTAACGATCACTCATTACAGTCTTAAGCATGATGCCTTCTGGAGTGAACTGATCCAAGTCAGCGGCTAGCAAGCTAGTCATGATACTTGGGCTAAATCCACTTACCAATGCGACACCACTCTTGTCAGCGGCCACAGGCACATTGCTGGTACTGTTTAGATTCCAGAAAACAATCTGTGGCACAGTGTAACCTGCATCTGCGAACTTGCGTTCGATCATTTGCATTGCTGTGTCGTCGAAACGAGCACATTGGTTAAACTGCATGTCTGACAAGATCAGCAACATCTTTGGCATGTCGCTTGCTGGTACTGCGCCCTTGACCGCAACGTCTAAGATTTTACTCATAGCCTTGTGTAGGTCAGTGCTCATTTCCCAGTTGCTCTTACTCATTTGTTCCACCTTTTGAACGATGTTACCCTTTAGAGTAACAAGTTCTGGCTTGCTAGAGAAAGTCAAGAATGTGTCCTTGAACACGCCCTTGTTCTTATCTGCTAGGTACAAACCTAGGCCAACTGCAACATCCAAGCAACGGACGCTAGTGTTACCGCCTGCGGCGCAGGTCATAGAACCACTTACGTCAACTAGAGGTAGGATACTTGCGTCACCTACGTAGTTTGGCAGAGCGTCCCATTGTGCGATCACATGATCTGTTTCAGTCTTGTCAAACTTCACATATGAGTGTGCAATACCCTTCAACACATCGTGTGGATAAATTGCCGAAGCATTAACCTTCACAGTTGAGTCCTTGGCAACCAACTTGGCCACGTACTCTGCGAATGCAGGTGTGTGACGGTTGAACGCCTTCTTGTAGTTGCGTGAAGCAACACTTGGCACGTGACTGAAGTTGATGTTATCCCAGTCGTTGGCACACATTTGTGTTTCAACAACCTTGGTAAGACCAACAAGGCTCTTACGGTACTGCTTTGGACTCATTCCGAAGAATGCTCGTACTTCAGCCGCGATCTTGCCCTTACGAGGAGTCCACTTTGCAGCCAAGCCATTGCTTGCACGAAGGGCATCGCCCAACATGGTATAAGCGGCTGACTTCAACACAGGACCTTGGAAGACAAAGATGTCATCCCAACGACCTACTTCGGGAACCTTGCGAAGCAAGGCCAAGGCAGCGTCTGGATCACGCTGTTCTAGATGTACTAGAATGTCGCGGAACAATTGACGTTCACCTGCACCACCACGGACATCACGTGCCCATTGTGCGATGCGTAGTGCCACATCTGAGTTTTCCACATAAGCGGCTGTGAAGTCGCCTGTGATGTTCTTACCACGGCTTGCGCCAATGTTATAGAACAAGTCAACACACGCCGAAGCTGTTGACTTACGTGCCTTCATACCGTTTGTGGTACGGGCTTCTTGGTTTGCTACTGCTGATACAAATGCGTTCATTTTATTTCCTTTCAGGTTATGTTTTTTTCAGTTATGGTTGAAATTTAAAGTTGCTGTTAATAACCTATTAACTTTAACAGGATGAGCGAAACGGTAAATTTATTTTCTGGTCCAACCCCATCCCCTGTATATCGGTTCAGTTTCTTAGACCATATCAACAGTTCTTGTTGCCTAGTTTGTCTTTTTCTGTACAAACATCATAGCATGTCTTTCCATATTGTCATCTATTCCATCGCCGCCTGTTGCCAGGAGTGTTGCCACTGTCTTCCGACCGCCTTCTATAGCATTAGCTTGAGTTAAGTTTGAATTGCTGTAGTCATCCTATGACTAACAGGATCGTTGTTGACTGCTTTTATTTTACACAGGCCATCACTCTGTGCTCGTTAGTCTTGTTTCAATAGACCCCTTCAACGCTCGGTGTTTTTACGCACTCTGCTCCAGTTTCTACCACAGTGTCTAACAGTTCATAATGAATATGAGATTTGCTGTGCCGATCCTAAAACTTCTTAGCTTGCATTACTGCTTGCCATGTGTCTATTATATGCTCTTATATGCGAGCTTGTAAACTATTTTGGTTAAATTGCTTTGGTCTCGCTGGTAGGAATCGAACCTGCATCTGAGTCTTAGGAGGACCCCGTTCTATCCATTGAACTACAACGAGTTATATGGTACCTGGACACGGTTTCGAACCGCGGACATCCTGCGTGTAAAGCAGGCGCTCTACCCCTGAGCTATCCAGGCATGTTGGTAGCGGGACTTGGATTTGAACCAAGGATGGCTAAGGCTTATGAGACCTCGCTGGTGACCGGACCCTTCCCGCAATATATTTAACCTGTTCGATGAATTAAATGATAGCCAAATTGGGTTTGAACAGGTTTACTGATAGAACCGATTGTTGTTGCTTGAGTAGCATCTTCGAATGGCTTAACCATTTGTCCTGGTCCAAACTCACCTAAGTCTCCGCCCCGTGCTTTACTTGGGCACTTGCTATGCATTTGTGCCAATGATTTAAAATTCATTTCATTTGCTTCTGCAAGTATTGACTGTGCTTGCTCTAGTGTGTCTACTAAAATATGACTTGCTCTCATTTATATTCCTTTGTTAATTGGTGGAGAACATTTTTGAGGTATCTCCGTTGAAACAGATCACTGTTCACCTGTTACATCCCTCTTAGTACTATTACCTGCCCTAAGGGTTAGCTAGCTACCTTAGCGACTCATACTGGATAATGTAACTTATCCGCTGTCTTTGGTCGGTGTGACACGATTCGAACATGCGACCACTGCGTCCCAAACGCAGAGCTCTACCAGGCTGAGCTACACACCGTATTTCTTTCTAACTTTCATTCCAACATAGGTGCCACAAAATGCACCTAGTCCTGCGGGTATAAGTGACCAATGATCCGTGGTGTAGTTTATAACTGCTACACTGGCAATAATGTACACGACAACTGCCCAGGCACTAGCGGCCATGGCACGATCATTAGCCACTGCTCTTAGGTAGAATGTGTAAAACACATCTGTAAAGAACAAGGCAAAAAATGTTATAATATATTCTATCATATAAATTTGGAGCGGGGTAGGAGATTCGAACTCCTCTAGCTAGCTTGGAAGGCTAGAACACAACCACTATGCCAACCCCGCACACTTTATTAAAATATACTCCCAACAAGTGTCTTATGCTTGTTGTACCGTGTGTTATACACATTTCCTTTGACGTTGTCGAGGCTCCCCCGGGTTTGGGCTATGTAGACGAAAGTATATTTTAATAAAATTAATGGTGCCCCATGACAGAATCGAACTGCCAATAACTGATTACAAAACAGTTGTTATACCATTTAACTAAAAGGGCAAATTTATTACGCACTACTTACCAGCGTTGATTACTTATCAAACAATTTGGCGGAGAGTGAGGGATTTGAACCCTCGGTACAGGTTTATGCCCGTACGTCTTCTTAGCAGGAAGATGGTTTAAGCCGCTCACCCAACTCTCCAATATTGGTGCCCCAGGTCGGACTCGAACCGACACGCCTTTCGACACGAGCTTCTAAGACTCGCATGGCTACCATTACATCACCGGGGCTTTCTATTACTTACCATTTGTTAGTAGCACAGTTTACTATTCTTCTCTGCCTGATGTTAATTACCTATGGTAATCAATTACTAGTATCACAGGACTCCGATCCAAACAAGGTTAGCTGTGTACATTAGCCGACGAGCTATGCTACTAACAAATGGCGTCCCGTACCAGATTCGAACTGGTGTGATCGCCGTGAAAGGGCGGTATCCTAGGCCTCTAGATGAACGGGACAATTAATTTTTAAAGAACATTTAGTTAATTTCTTAACTTATGCACTTATTATATACTCTGTTGACCAGGGTGTCAACCTTTAGTGTTGTATTTTTACAACGTGTTTGGTCGGTCCTGAGAGGATCGAACTCCCACCGCTTGTTTCGAAGACAAGCATGATATCCATTTCACCAAGGACCGTTATACTGCGTAGTCTTTAAATTCAGTGACCAATTGGTCAAAGGTCAACGAGTCGTCTCCCTTCTTTAACACTATACTCACGCACCAACGATTTTTATTACTAGAATTTATAACTGTGTGTGGAGCACCTGCTTGTACTATTGTGGGAGTTCTAACAAATGTTCTGTCCATCTCTTCCGCACTGTCGGGATCAATTATGTAATAGGTATCACCAGTAGCTGTTATTTCTTCTACTTTGACATGTGTTGGATCTTTTTCTTTGTACCAAATCATTGGACATTCTTGATTACCGTAGACCCAATTCATCTTAGGAAAATCTCCAACGACTCCGGTGTCAACATGTATAGGCCAAATTGGATGAAAAAAATTAGTTTTAAAAACTTGTGCGCTTATCACACGCAGATCCTTGCTTTTCAATAAGGCCAAGAACTTGGGATTTAGGTCTGATAACTCTAAATCCCAATGCCAGCTGAGTTCCAAATTGGGGTCTTTTATGCCCTTGTGCAAAATACTTATATCCGCTAGTATGCTGGAGCCAATGTTTAGATCAAGATGTTGATAAACTTTCATTAGAATCTACTCTCAAATGATGTTATCAGTTGGCGATTTTTTGGTAAGCCCGAAAGATCTATAGGATCAAAGTAATGATGAATTTCTACTCCCTGTTCTTTAAGAGAGTCAACTGATAATTTAATCAACGGAACATACTGGTCTTTAAACTCCTCATACCACATCCTATAAAATTGTTCGGTATGGTAGTCAACGTAAATTTCTATGTAGGAGTTGTCCTCTGATAATTTATGATCAATAACAGAATAAGGATTACCCTCAAACAAATAGCATGTTGATAGTTGACTGTAATGGGGATTATTCCACAGTATATCTACTATGTTGGTTTCTAGTTTTTCAAAGGTAGCAATAGTTCGAAATATCATGATCTCATATTTATTGCCTTAGTGAACTATAATGCAGTAATCGTTAAACAAATTAACCAATTCCTCCATGCCTATATGTCGATTGTCTTTTGTAAAAATAATACTAACACACCATCTGTTCTTATCGCTAGTGTTTAATACAGAATGCGGGACACCGGATTGAACAATCGCTGCTTGTTTAATTATTGTTCGTTCAATCTCTACCATGTCCTCGTCTTCATAATGAAAGTAACTGGCATCATCTTGTAAATCAGTCCGTGTTGATAATTTGACGTTATTCTTAAGAGCATACCAAATCATGTAGCTAGAATTATCACCGTAGATCCAATTTAGTTTAGGATAATCAGTATGATTTTCTAACGAAACACCGTGCAACCTATTATCTCGATGGATAGGCCATTTTTTATTAAAATGATTGGTTTTAAAAATCCATACAGAATCTACAGTAAGACCTAACCTGTCAACTATTTTGACAAAGTCTTCATGCAGGTCGTCGGCTGATAACTCCCAATGCCAGGCTTGATGATTTTTGGGGTCTTTTATGCCCTTGTGCAAAGTAATTTTATCCGCTAGTACTTCACTTATACCCAAATTTAAATGGTTGTAGTTCATAGTGTACTTATCTGGATGAGACCCTCTAATGTTAAAACAGGGCCTCTGAGGCCCTGTATGATTAACGTAACACTGTTATTGGTATAGGTTGTTTTGGTTTAGTTGGGAAAGCAAAATCATGTTCTTTGTGATGAACTCTACGATTCATCAACGGATTCTTGAATCCAATGCCCATTAACAATACCGGTGTGTCTGACAGCCCCAGTAGTTCTTTGATGGCAATGTCGTCGAAACAAGCACAGCAACCTGTGCCATAGCCCATTAAGCTGGCTGTTAGGTTTAGATAACCTGCGGCAATACCAATGGCCATGTCTCTATCACGTACCCATTCGTCTGCTGTTTTACCACTTTCAAGCCATGCTTGAGTTTCAGCTGATCTAACGACTGTGTCTTCGGCCAGCATCTTGGTAAAATCGTTGTCTTCAAAAACAACAAGTAAATTAGCCAATGTTTGACTGTTTGTTGTTAGATCCGTAGGATCCATGCTTCGTCCAAATCCCACTGTGTTTGCGTGTACTGATTCAATAATGTCACGATTTGTAATAAAATGTGCTTTATAGAAAGCAATGTTCTGCTTACTTGGGCATTGTGTAGCCGCAGTGATCAGCAGTTGTAAATCTTCTTCTGGAACTTCTTTAGTTAGATCCCAGTTGCGTTGGCAGTGTTGACTGCGGTGGATAGCCTTGGTAATATGGCTGTGTTCTGACATAGTTTCTAGCATGGTTGTCTCCTCCTAGTATAACTATTTACCAAAATTTTTGTATATTTGGAGCGGGATATCGGGGTCGAACCGATGACCTAAACGTTGGCAACGTTTCGCTCTACCACTGAGCTAATCCCGCATAAATTTGCTTTTTACTTCGTTAAAACTAGGGTTTCCTTCGAGTCGTACAGTAAGTACTGTTCTATAGCTCTTATCACGGCTACTGGTAGCACTGTGCGGAACCGTAGTATTTACTAACATCGGGCTATCGTAGATCTCAATTTGATCTAATTTTTTAACACTCCCGAGCCATTTTAAGTCTACGTAAGAATTGCCATCTTCCATTTTTATTATAGTTTCTTCACGTTCACCGTCAAACCAAAACATTTTAGTATTTTCGCATCCTTCGACGGGGATCACAATTGAACAGTTTACTATGGCATCACTTGTAATATCATAGTCTATGTGTGTATTTGTGTGGACCGGTGTAAAGTGCAATCTTCTTTTAAATGCGTAGGCATATCGAAGATTGGGCAATCCAAAGGAATTTAACTCACTGTTAAATTTCTCTAGTATATCACTTGGTAAAGCAACATAGATAACATGCATGTTTTCTTGATCATATGCCTTCATGACGGAAGCAGTATAATCTTGTAACAAGTTAAATGTATCTAAGTGGATAGATTGATATAATGTATTCAACTCTTTTCCTAAGAATTGGTATTACCAATTCTATCATCGATGCATGAATCTTACTCGTCTCTGCCTTTAGAAGTTTTGACTTTTTGGTTTGCAACATATTCTGCCTGCGCTAAACTTCTGCGGATGACACCTCGTAGATGAGGGTCAAGTATAGTTGCTAGTCGACGCTTGGTTGCTTTTGATAATTTAAAGGTTGATGGTAGTTTCATATGGTTCTCTTTGTGAATGTACTTATCTTGTTCTCTGGTAGGACTTAATAGAATTGAACTATTATCTTTACCATGTCACGGTAATGTTCTGCCATTAAACTAAAGTCCTAATAATGGAATGTGTATCTATGTAGCACACGTTCTGCTAGAATAGCAGGATCATCTTGATCTCGCTTGTGTAGGGTTAATACTTGATCACTTAGCACAATGTCCCCTATCTCCCAAACATGAGTGTATATAAATTCTGGTTTAAAGCAGTGTTCTTTTAGAGCTTCTAATAATGTTGGATCGCTAGGGAATGTACATTTATTGTTGTAGTGGAAATATAATCCGGGCTTGCCCTTGTCACTTAAATTTATCAAGGGCATGTTATAGAATTCTTCTTTGTTCTTTAACATAAGATCATATTGAAACTTGGGCAATCCTTCAGCCCATATTTCAGGAGCATATTCATATCTACCAACAACGTTTTGACAACGAGTTTTTAACTCGTCACTCATGGCAGCATAGGCCAATGTAGTATCCATCCAACTAGTACTAGTACCAACACAGGCTTCCGATACACCTTGTAGTGCAACACCCCGTGCCCTATTGAAAGGACCGTTCATGTTACTGTGCCAATCAAGTTTGCCTTCTCCAAAGATGCCTGTTGGATCTCCTTTGATCTTTTTGCCGGTTACTCGTTGTACAGGAAAGTCTTCATCTGCACCAACATAGTTAAATGGGTCAACGTAACAGCCCTTATAATCATCGTAGAGTACAGATCCGTCCATTCGCCATACACTTTGATCCCAATTGGCAATTTTTCCTATGCCTTCGATTAGACCAGCATACGGAACAACTTTTAATGGTTGATTTTTTAATACTACAATCAAGTTGTTTAAAAAGATATCTTTTATTTCTGCGTAATCTGTCGTGGACAATGTAGAAATATCCAAATCTAATATTTCTACTCCGCAATTATTCAGTGGTTTTATTTTCATAAAATTACTTATTGTCGGAGTAGAAATATTAGATTTAAAACTGAATTACAAGTCTAATTTATAATTGAGTTGATCTTTATATTTTTCAATACTGCGTTCGAACAATTCCTCGCACTTGACTGAATGTTGAACACCGGCTACAGCAAGTAGAAATTTTTTCTTTCCCTTGTAGTCGCTGCCGTGTAGCTGTGTACCGTTACTCCAACAAAAACTATTTGTATCTTTTGGAAGATCTATGTAGGTTGTGTCTCCGCGTTCAATGTCTACAACATACAGAGTAGGCTCGGGATTTTCATCGTGTAACATACACCGAAATTCAGTGGGACATTTCCAAAATGCTCCTTGATCCTGATGAGGATAAATTTCATCAACACTTTGCCACATGAATATAGAAGTGAAAGTATGTATTGGAAAATATTCAAATGCTTGTTCTAAAATTCTTTTTAGCTGTTTGTTGTTGCCCTTGTAGACTTTACCAGTCCATGAATGATCTTCTAATGGGCACATTTCATGTTGGTATAAATGCAGTCCTTTGAACGAAGGCACATACCAACTACTATCCAGACCTTTGGGATGATCCTCTTTGGACCATGGTTCAGCTGCATCTACTTTTATTCGAAGGGTATCAACGGATTCCTCTTCCCATAGTGCTTTAAATTCTTCAATGTCGGGGATTTCTATTTTTGGTATGTCCAAAGGCAACCACTTGATATCTTTATATTTCTCACCTAGTGCTGTCATACGGTCTATATATTCCTGGGGAAGTTGTAGACCTTGAAATGACCCGGATGTTAAAAATCCTTTGTTGTAGCCAGTATCGGATAAAATACTTTCTCTAATTTTGTTAATTATTTTTTTGTCCATACTGGTATTTATCAGCAAAATGGTCCCTCTGCTAGGATTCGAACCTAGAACGCTCGCTAATCTGGCGACGATGCTGTGTATAAAACAGGTGTTTTACCATTAAACTACAGAGGGAAAATCCAACTACCTATCGTAGCGTGTTTTACCTTTAATTTTCTTTAGATATTCTCTACCAACAAGCCCTTGCTCAATTTCATTTAATGCAGTTATAATGGGTCCATTGGTCTTGGCTAATTTTGATGGATAGCCTGCACGTAATTCCCTGGCCCTCAGACTGGAAATTAATATAAGATCAAATCTATTGCCCACCATTTCTACTGCTGCCTGCGATGTTCTACCGTTCATATATTACCTTTAATTTAAACTGCTAACATTAATTATCTCTAATCTTATTGTAAAATAAATAATCTAGAGGAACCTAAAAATGATTGATTTACATTTCAACACAACTCTTAATGTTGACCCGTTGATTATGCCAATAGAAGAATTATCAACTGATTTTTGGAACTTAATTCCAGTAAATTTAATTAAGACAGACTTACTAGATTTTTTCTTTAGTAAGGGAATAAAAATTAGTAAAATTTCCAGTTTCTATGAGGAATATCCTAACTGTTATAATCCCAATGGGGGAACAATTACCAATGGGGGGATTCATTCAGATTGTCTCGGTATAGGTGATATGTCCAAATTAATTTGGATGTGGGGTGATGATCACAAAATAGCTTGGTACTTGCCTAAATCAAATATGCCCTTAGATTATAATTATGCTATCAATGATCGTACACCCAGTAATTCTATTAGAAATTATACAACATTTACATTAGAACAAATGGATGAAATTTATTCAACTAAAATTGAATTCCCTAGTCTAATTCAAGTTGGGGTACCACATGCGGTAGTCACACTCAGCGGAAAAAGAAGATCGTTATCAATGGTATTAGAAGATTTAAACAATAATTTTATTACTATGAATAATGCTAAACTAATTTTAAAAGATTACTTAGTGGATTCAGACAATATAAAATGACTGGTTTTGTAATCTAGTATTGCTTTGTCCATAGTTATTTCTATCATCCCGTCAGTGGGCATTATCTCACAATCAGCTAGGCCGCGTACTTGTGTTACTCCTACACTATCACTATATTGTAAACCGATAACTAATGCTGGTTGCCAGTCTGCACCTGCAACTACTACCCATTGTTGATATTTCTCTTTGGTGTCCCAACTCCATAACATTTCGTTCCATGTATAATCAGGATTTTTAAAAATTTTTATTTTAGGTTTAAGGCCCTGAATAGTGAAACATTTCCGCATTAATTCTACAAATTCATTTTCATAAGAAAGTACTAATCTTGCTAGTGGATGACCGTCTGAGTGATAATATCGATGTTTAAATGTATACATGCTGGTCCTTTAATTTAAACTGCTAATATTAATTATCTCTAATAATATCTTAAAGTAAAAATTGGCGGAAGTGGTAGGATTCGAACCCACGGTGCCCTTCGACACGCCGCATTTCAAGTGCGGTACCTTAACCCACTCAGACACACTTCCATTAATTGGCGTCCCGGGAGGGACTCGAACCCCCACGAACGGTTTTGGAGACCGCCATGCTGCCATTACACCACCGAGACATTATTAAACAGGATAGAATTTAACATAGTGCTACCGTTACACCAAACCTTGCGGCCACGGAGTCGAACCGTTCCTTCACTTTTCAAGAGTAGTTGTTTTTAAATTTGCTGTTACTATCCTAAACTTGGTGGTAATGACTGGACTCGAACCAGTAACAAACACCTTATGAGGGTGGTAGACTACCATTGTCCTACATTACCATATAGAAACACACTGGCTGTTGCTTGTCATTGTCTTTAACTACCTCTCGGTGGCGGTAGACCAGTATGTTTTTATATGGTAGAAGCAGTGGGACTCGAACCCACAACTCTCGGATTAAAAGTCCGATACTCTAGCCATTGAGTTATGCTTCCATGAATTGGTCCCTCCAGACAGATTCGAACTGTCACCTCATCGGTTAAGAGCCGAGTATGCTACCATAACACCTCGAAGGGAT